AAAACAAAAAAGCCATGAAATCTTTCGATTTCACGGCATTTTCTGGTGCGATGGAAGGGACTCGAACCCCCGGCCTACTGATTCGTAGTCAGTCACTCTATCCAGCTGAGCTACCAACGCATACGTTCCGTTCGGAACATGATGTATTTTATCACGAAGGGCGAGGTTTGTCAACAGCTTTTTTAAAATATTTTTATATTTGAAAAGTAAAGCATTAAATGCAACAAATTTTCGGCTTGATTTTTGTGGATTTTATCACAAAGCAAACAGACCGTCAAGCCTGCCCCGCCTGCAGCCTCTCTCTATTGTTCAATTTCACCAACATTCCGTCTCTCTGTTTGTGCGTTCTTGCCTTATGCCGTCAGCCCTAGCTTCCGCAGGCACTCCCTGAACGCTGTTCCCGCGCTCTTGTAGCCCAGTATCTTCCGTGGGTAGCTATTGATCCAGCTTTCTGTTGCTGCGATTTCCTCCGGCGTGACTTTTGAGAAGTCCGTTCCCTTCGGATGCCTGCGGCGGATCATGCCGTTTACGTTCTCATTGCTGCCCCGCTCCCAGGAAGAATACGGATGGCAGTAATACACCTTTGTACGCTTTCCGCCTGTGATGCAGGACCGTTCCAGTTGATCCGCCAATGCAAACTCTGTGCCGTTGTCCACGGTGATGCTCTTATAGATGGCGCTGAATCGAGCTGCACCTAGCTTCCTTTCCAGCGCATTGATGGCCTGCACGGTTGTTTCGGCGCGGCGGTTCGGCACCAATATAATATTTTCGTTCCGGGTCTTTCGCTCTGTCAGCACCAGCAGCGCAACCGTGCTTTTTCTCTTTCCCGAATATACCGTGTCCATTTCCCAGTGCCCGAACTCTTCACGGGTCTTTACTTCTTCCGGGCGCTTTTCGATGCTCTCACCGGCCGGCGCACGGGTCGGGCCTTTCGTTTTGACTTTTTTGTAATCGCCTTTGTGCACTCCATGCCGGGGTAGCGCCTTTTGTGTCAGGTTCAGGAACACGCCCTTTTTAATGTAGCTGTATATCGTAGGCACCGATATATGTGTTTTGAACATTCGCCCCTCTTCCCGTGCGTAACCATACACCGCAGCCGGTGAGCAGTCCTTATCTATAATGGTCCGCTCAATGTACTCTGCAAGTTCATGGTCCTTGCCGATTTTCAGGTTTGGTCCTTTCTCCCGCAGATGTGCTTGATACCGCTGTTCTGCAATGTCCGGGCTGTATGTCGGGATCAGTTCCCACGTTGTTCCGTTCAGCCGGTCATAACTGCCCCGCTTCAATTCACGGTACACCGTAGATGGGTCCACCCGCAGCTTTTCTGAAATCTCCCTGACTTTCAATCCATCTTTCAGCCACTTTTCAATTCGGATTCTGTCTGTGATCGTAAGATGTTTGAACACTCGCACGCCGTTTTCCTCCTTTCATTTTTGGCGTTTCTTTTCGTTTTAAGCGTAAATTATACGGTGCACCGTTGTCAATGCGCAAACTTTCCACACTTTGCACTTTTCCTTTGTGCAAAACTCCCAGACAAATAAAAAGCTCCCCGCCAGTGGCCCGGTCAGAGCCGCCAGCGGGGAGTTGTCATCACAGCTTATTCAGTTGTGCCACAGACTTAGTGTACCTGCTTTTTCAGATTTTCCAGAACCGCGTCTGCCTGAATTGCTTCCTTGCTGAAACTGTTGTTGTTCCACCATGCAACCAGAGCGGTAACGGTCGTAATACCGGCGGTCACAAGCTGCTCCACGGTGCTGCTTTCAATGGGGATGATGGGTTTTCCCATCGCAGAAAGCACCTGATTGGCAAGAGCCAGCAGCAGGCAAGCAGTACGGACGATAGTTGCGGTCGAGATTTTGAAGTTACCCATAATTCATTCCTCCGTGTTGTCCTGTTCGGACTTCTGTTTCAGGATTTCGATAGCCCCGGTCAGTGCCTTTGGGATCGGCACTCCCATCAGGCCAGCATTTTCGATGATGGACAGCGTCTCGTTTGCGATGAATGCGATCACGGTAGCGTCCCGGATAAAATTAGACCCCATCACCGTGTCGAGGTGGCAGGCCACCAGCACGATCAGCAGGGTTACACCTTTGCGGCACAGCCCCTTCCACCCGGCGCGGGATTCCAATGCGCCGTCTTTGCTCTTCGGGCTGGCGTGGAAAACCCCAGCAACCACAAGCCCCGTGATGTAATCGACTGCCATGAACAGGATCAGCGTCGAAAGTGCCGCATCCCATCCGCCGAATTGACTTGCAATCAGACTGCCGATTACTCCAACCATGGTGCAAACTCCATTCTTCACTACATCACCCATCTGCTTTTTACCTCCCGCACATCAACGTGCACCCAGCCCGCCGGACGACCTTTCTTTACCGGGTAGCGTCCGATGCCGCCGGTGTTCTTCAGCAGCGCTTCCGCATAATCAGCCACATCTTCCACACTTACGCCCTGCACGCGGATGTCAGCAGCCTTGCCGTAGCAATGCTGGCTGTATGTAGCGCCCTTGACGTTCTTGTTGTGGGCGGCCGTGCGGAATGCGCTGGTGATGGTCAGCGGCTTCCCGAAATGGTCACGGATCTGCTGCAACAGCTTTACAAGATCCATGTCCACAAACACCGGGTCGCTGCCATCCTTACACCGGAACTCCTTCACGCTGAAGTTCTTGCTCAGTGCTTTGCTCCCGTCCTTCGCATAGGAATATGCTTTGATTGCCATTGTTCTGCTCGCCTCTTTCTTTTTTGATGATATAGAATTTCCCGTATGTCTGGTTCAGCTTGTGTTTCAGCGCCATGCACTCGCAATGGCTCAGAACGCCGCGGTAGCTGCCAATAGTGCGCTCCACGCTCTCGGCTGTGATCTCGTTCGCCTCATACTGTGCCAGCACCTGTGAAAGCCGCAGCTTGATGCCGCGTATCGTGGTGTGACGCAGGCGGCGGTGTGTCGGCCACACCCTCACGCCCACAAATTCCACGCCCTGTTTCAATGGCTGGATGCTGGTTTTATGGTTCAGAGCAAGATTCAGCTCCCTGCGCAGGAATGCGGCAATCTCGTCCCGGATGTGTGCAAGTTCCTGCTTGTCGTGCCCGATGATGATAATGTCGTCCATGTACCGGATGTACCAGTGGATGTGCAGCGTATGCTTCACATACTGGTCCAGAACATCGAGGTAGATATTGGCGAACATCTGGCTGGTCAGGTTTCCGATTGGAACGCCGGTGTCCTCTAACCGGCACTCTGGCGGCACTTCGTCCGCGCTCATGCCCTCCGGCAGCCCAAACTTCGTCTGGTCACTGTGCAGGATCACGCGGAACAGCCACATCATGCGCGGGTCTGCGATCTTCCTGTTCAGGATCTTCAGCAGTATCTCATGGTCTATCCGGTAGAAATACTTTGAAACGTCCAGTTTCAGCGTATAGGCCGGACCGCCTCGGTCTGCCTGCCGCATCCAGTATTGCAGTTGATCCAGCGCCGCGTGCGCCCCTTTGCCCTTGCGACACGCATAGCTGTCCGAAATAAAGCCTTTATCGAATATGGGAAATACAACTTGGTAGATACCCCACTGCACAACGCGGTCAGGGTAGTGCAGCGCCATAGCCATGCGCAGCACAGGCCGCCGGATCCAGAAGATCCGGTACGACCCTACCTTATAGGTCTGCTTGACCAGACGGTTTCCCAGAATGATGCAGTATTCTGCTTTGCGCTGCTCAAAGATCAGCACTTCATCCCGGTGCTTCTTGCCCTTGCTGGCGTGGTAGTGCGCCAGCATCAGGTTGTCGAAAGCCACCACCTGGACAAAGATGTTTTTGTATGTTTTCATTCACAGCCTTCCGCACCCGTGGCATATACGGCCACTCCCCACCATTCACCGGGCGGTGGGATATTCCGGCCATTCTCCCCGGTATACTGTCTGCCTTGATGCGAATACAAATTTTTCGTGCAGCGCTCCCCGGCGCTGCCGACGGATCCTGACCCCTTTTGCCCGCGTAATCCAGCCCATCTTTTCAGGCAAGCTGTGATTCATCTGGCGGGGAAAAGCGGAACGCCGCCCAATGTTGCCGTTGGCGTTGGAACGCACATTGTTCAGGTTCAGCTTGAACACGCCCGCGTTGGAAGTGTTGTTCCAGCTGCCGCCCCGGATCGGGATGCGTAAATGATGGTCAGGCCCCGGTTATGCAAAAAGGCAAGCAGCCCTATTTGGACTGCTTGCCCTCCACATACTTCATGTAATTGCCGATCATGCCGCCGATTGCCCCGGTATATTTGCTCCATGTTGCGTATTGGTGCATCGTGATGCAGGTGACAGGCTGCGGCGGGGCTTCCGGCGCTTGTCCGTCCGCCCTCTTCTTGCGCTTTTTCTTCGGTTCCGTACCCTGCGGGTACAGTTTGGGGTTCGCCGCCTCGTCAAGATAATCCCGCAGATCCAGCAGCAGGGTATCAAACTCACGCAAGGTGTCGCGCTTGTAGTATTTCTTCTGGATCACGTTGCAAAGGTGCAGCATATCATACATGGTTTCCCGGATGCGTTTTGCAAGGCCATACTTTTCAATTCGCGGAAACTGTACCAGGATGGGGCTTCCGTAATTTATCATGTCCTTTACCGCCTGCTTCAAGCGGTAGCCTCCGTTTGGCGTGTTCATCTGCTGCAGCTTTTCGTTTTCAATACTGTTCATGTCATTTTCCCAGGCTCTGCAAAATATAGGGGCGGCTATCGCCGCCCCATCGGTTTACTGTCGGTCGGTTTGCGGTTTGCCCCTCTTATCAGAGGGAACCCACGAAAGCGGAACGCCGCCCAACGCTGCCGTCGGCGTGGGAACGCACAAAGTACAGGTGCAGCTTGAACACGCCCGCGCTGGAAGTGTCGTACCAGCCGCCGCCCCGGATCGGGATGCGCTCGCCCTTGTTGATGGCATACAGGTCATCGCCGCCATAGTCGCCGTTCGGCTCCTGCGGGTATACGCCGATGCCGTAAAGGATCTGCGGCACAGCAGACAGGGTGGTTGCCAGAGAATTGAAGCCCGTGCCGTGGCCGTCCTCGCTCTGCCCGGTCAGTGCATCGGTGACAAAGGTCCACTTGTTGCTGCGCCAATCCAGCTTGATGGTGCCGGAGGAACCGGGTGCCACAAGGCTGCCGTCTGCGGCAATGGCTTTCCACAGGCTGCTTTCTGCGGACAGGTCTGCCGTGGCAAGCGCAGCATCGTTGTGCTGGATGATCTGGATCTCGCCGTCCATCAGGCGCAGGCCGGTAGCCCATTCCCACGCATTGCCGTTCAGGTCTGCAATGCCGGTCAGATCGTTGTTGTGGTTCCAGCTCACCGGACCAGAACCGGTCAGGGTCAGGTTTACTTTGCCGCTGCTGTCGTAGTTGGCCGGGGTGCCCTTCTCCCATGCGTGCGCATGGTCAGCGCCGTAGTTGTTGTTGCCGCGGGGCATAAAGCCGTTGGCGCGGCACCACAGCTGGATAGCTGCGTACATGGCATTGGTAGCCAGCGTCCAGCCCTCGCCCTTGCTGCGGCTCTGGCTCACAGCGGTGTCGAAGTTCACGTTGACCGCCGGGGTCTGCATGGGCAGGCTGCAGGGCACGCCGTTCACCAGCGTATCATGGTACTTGCCGATGCAGAAATAGGGCTTCTCCACACCATCCAGCTTAAAGGCCGGCAGCACCGTATCATCGCCCACACCCACATCCTTGTAGGTCAGCTTATTGATGGGCACCACCACGCTGGGCAGGCCAAACTTATCCAGCAGGGCGGTGTTCTTGCCGCCAGAAATACCCTCAATGGCGGCCTTGAAGTCAGCAAAATTAGTCATAGTGTTTCGCTCCTTTCACTTAGTCGATGGCCCACAGGGTCAGGGTGCAGCGGGAAATATCGAACTTCACGGGGATCTTCGTGGTCTGCTCCACTTCGCCCTCGCCATCCATGGCCGGCACCTTTTCCACTTTCTCGGTGTAGGCGCGGGCGGGAATGTCGATCTGCGCTGCATAGGACAGATCATCATCGTTCTTGCCAATGGAGGTAGCCAGAGCACCATCCCAGTTGCGCACAACGTCAATGTGCACCGGCTCGTCTTTCTCGTACTTTGCCAGGTTCACCATGATCTCGTCATCACCCAGGAACAGCTTGGTGCCGACCACCTCATAGTCCAGCTTGGTGCCTTCGTTCTTCTCGATAACCTGAATCATAACTTAATACCCTCCGTTCATGTGGTTGTCACGGCAGACTTCGCAGGTCTTGGCGGCGATCATTTCCGCCTGCTCCCGCTGCTCTGCGCTGATGTGGCCCCGGCAGCCGAAACTTTCAGCCACCTGAGCTTCGTATGCGATGCGTTCATCGCTCTTCACGATCACATTTGCCATGGTCTTACTCCTTACTCCCCGGTCGGGGCCACGCCGTCCTCATACTCCGGCGCGGGAATCATGCCGCCCTGGATCTCAACTTCCAGCGTCACTTCCTTTGCAATGCCTGTGTAAGCGATCTTGAAGCCGTTGAGCAGCTTGTCCGTGATGATGACGTTGCCTGCCGTGCCAGCCGGGTCGCCGTCAATCTCCACGCCGTTGGGCATCACAGCAGAAACAACACGGGTTGCAATGATGTAATCGGTATTGTTGCGGGGCTGCTTCAGGGCGATGGTTTTCTTGCTGTTGTTTGCCGGATACTTTGCGCTGTTGTACAGGTAGATGGTGTGCATCTCTCCGGTCATGGCCTCGATATCCAGGCCGTGCTCTTTCAGCACACGGGTAGCCTCGGCCAGCAGCAGGCTGTTTTCCAGAATGCCACCCTCCATGTTGTTGAAGTTTGCGGCGCTCTGGGAGGTGCCGGTTTTCAGCACCTCGCCGTCCACTCTCTCATGGGTGATGGAACCGTCGGAATTGTTCGTTTCCTTGAAACGGTTCACGAACTGGGTCACTCTGTCCACCCAGTTTTTGAAATTGTACATAGGGTGTCCTCCTTATCCCTTTGCGTTCCTCTGGTCAGCGGTCTTGTCCGCGCTGTTGAAGTTCAGCGCAACACGCAGGAGTGCGCCTTCATCGTCAGCCTCGAACTCGACCTGCTCATTGCCTACCAGCGTCTTGGTGTACATGACCTGCTTGCTGGTGTCCAGCAGCGCAACCTCCGTCACGGTGCTGCCGGTGGAATCGCCGGGCGGGATCGTCATGAAGAACGCCAGACGGCCATCCTTCAAGGTCTCCACGCTGTCGATGGGCACCGTCTTGTAGGTGCTGCCCGCCTTATACCGGCCAAGCGCCACGCGGACTTTGGTGTAGTCCTTGTACAGACCCAGAGCGTAACTTGTCATTGCCATAGTCTTTTCACCTCCCTTCATTACTGCACAAACGGCTCTTCGCCGCTGCGCTTGCCCTTGAACTTGGTAACAGTGACCTCAACGTCCACGTCGAGCACCGGTTCATCCAGTACCGCCGGGATGCTGCTGGCACAGGTTTCCGTGCCCGCCATCGCTACTTCCATGTTGTGCACCTCCGTTTCTGTCTCAACTGTCACATCCGTATCATAGATACCGGCTGTCGTCGTCCTGTCCGGGACAGTGCCAGCCGTTTCAACTTTGTACCTGGCAGACTGCTGCTCCGCTTCCACCGTAATGTCGGCTTCGCTCAGCGCCGCCTTGGTCGTGTTCTTCGGCCATGTGCCCGCCTGCAGGTTTTCGCTGGTGTAGGGCGTTTCCAACATCGCCGCGGTGCTTTCCGTTTCCACGTTCAGATCTGCATCCATGATTCCGGCATGGGTCGTCCGGTACGGGATCGTGCCCGCCGTTTCCACCCGGAACGCATTTGCGTTTCCTTCCGTTTCCACTTCAAGTTCTCCATCTGCAATGCCCGCATGGGTCGTTGTTCTCGGCCATGTGCCGGCATACATCGTCTCACTTGCATAGGGCACCCGGTAGACCAGCGAGGAAAACTCGCACTCTATCTCAATCCCTGCCTGCACTTGCAGGTAAAGGCTGTCCAGATGGGCGGTCATGCGTTTGTAGATGTTCACGCTTCGCCGGATCTCCCGGCGCTTCACCGGAATGAGTGCTCCGTCCACAGAGCAGATCACGCGGAAATGACCTGGTGTACCGCCGTAGTCGTACCACTGTTCTATCTCCGATCGGGGATAGATTGCGGATATTGCTTTCAGGGTCGCCCAGTCCGTGCCGTAGTAGCGCCGGACTTCCAGCGCCGTCTTGATGATGCTGCGCTTGGCTTCCAGCGGATAATTGGAATCGTACCAGTCCACCTTGAACTGCACGGCCAGCACATCCAGAATCTCTTCCGGTTGCGAATCTATCTGCGTGTAGATATGGATCAGCTCTGCCGTTTCCATTTCCCGCTGGTGCCGTTCGCGGTACACCTTATCCATGATGCGGACCCACGGTTCATCCGCAACCGCCGGGGGCAAGCCCTCAATCAGTCCGGTTCCCCACAGATCAGTCATCCTCGATACCTCCGTAGGTGATTTTCTTGCTGTTCAGCTTTGCCACCTGCGTTTCCGTCACCTTGGTGTCAACAGGCCCCGTCAGTTTCGGACGCTTTGCCCCGGCTTCCCGCACCCGCATGATAAGTTCCGCCGGGTCGATGTCTCTGCCGATCTTCCTCTGCCATGTTTCATACGCCTGCACCGCCTTTTCCACATTCTCCTGAATGGTTACGGCGCTCTTGGTGTTGCTGGACGCGATGTAGTAGGTGAGGTTGATGTCATACGGCACTTCCTGCGGGGCATGGCAGAGTACCAGATCGCCCATCGGCTTCTTTACCGTGGTGAAATAGTCCTCCATGCCCCGGCATTCTTCCTCTGTCGGCAGCCGTCCTCCATCCATCAGGAAGTAGATGTGGATCGTGTATCCTTCCTCACAGATGATCTTGGTGCCGGATACGTCGGTGCGCCAGCTTTCTGCGAAATACTCATAGGCATCTGCCGGTCCCGCAATGGAGAAGATAGACGGGGCGTAGTGGATGCGCCTGGTGAAAGAATCGTCGCCTTCCGTATCCGTTCCGCCGGTGCTGGTTGATGTGTTCTGGGCGGAGGCAATGTAGGGAATGGGGTCAACCAGCGTGTTGATCTCTCCGGCAATAATGCCATCGCTCCCGCTGCCCGCCTCGTCCGCCAGCACCTCCACATCAACCGACATCTCGCCCGCCGGGATCTCCGCGTACTTCGTGGTCTTGAAATACTGCTTTTCCCCGGTGCGCACCTGCGTGCCCTCCGGGATGCTGGTTGCGCTGGCTCTCACCGCAGACAGCGTAAACCGCACTACTGCCGTTGCCTTGCCCGCCTCCATGCGCTCCACGCCCACCATGGGTGCAAGGTTGTCCAGGTTCGGCCCGGTGCTTGTCGGCAGCAGCTCCGCTTTCAGGCAAGCCGTACTGTACTCTATCGTATGGTGAGAACGATAAGCCAGCACCAGCAGCACCATCCGCGCTTCTGCGCACTGTGCCAGCGACACTTCGCCGTTGTACAGTTCCATGTTGTATTTCTCAAACAAGGCTTTGCACTCGGCTGTCGCCTCTTCCAGAGTTTCCCCGCCATCAACGCTGATATCGGGGATGTTTTCAAATTCTTTGATCTTAGACAAGTTCGTACACCACCTTCGGGGTTACTGCTCCGTGCAGCGCATCGTCCTCCACCCAGTCCACACGCACCACCCGTGCCCGCGGCTCAAAGGCTGCGGTCTTTTCCGTGATCTCTGCCACATAAAGACCCTTTGCCACCGCAAGCGGCTTGTCCAGGAACACGCTTGGATCTATGCCAAGCAAGCGGTCGCCTTCCAAGCTGCCCACAGGGGTGCAGTACAGCGTGCGGAGACAGCGTGCAACGTCCTGTGCTTCTTCCTGCGTCGCCCTGTCGTTGGACAGTTCAAGCATCGTACTGCTTATGTCGATCATGTGTACTCCTTTATGGTCAGGCTCACCATGCACTGCGTCAGCAGTCCATGTTTCAACACAACGTTCCAAGCTTCGCTTACATCGGTCACGCGGAAGCGGTTCTTGGAAACCGGCGCAAACCCGATAATCAGGTAATGCAGTTCTCCGCTTTCCACCATTTCTGCCAGCCGATTCTTCATCCTGCTTGGATTTACGCCAAGGCTGGAATCAAGCAGAATGTCGAATGTGTATTCCCGCAGCTTTGGGTTAAGGAACTCCGGCTTTGCCTTGCCTTTCAGCACTTCATGCTCGGCCCAGTTCGCACCGATTTTCCCTTTGAAGTTGGATGGGGTGAGCGTCCGCAGATGGCCTACGGAAAAGATCACATCGCCAAAAACTCCTACATACATTCCTGCACCTCCTTACAGCGGCGGAGTAGTCGGTTTTCCGAGGTTGCCGGTGTGTGTGTGCTTCACGAGCGACTTCCCGGAAACCGTCACATCCCCGCCGCCGCCCGTGATATTCACCGTGGCCGCGCTGGCCGTCAGTGTCGTTGCGCTCAACTTCAACTCGCCGGACGCCTTGATCTCGATGCCCGCCGGGGAACCCACCTTCACGCTTCCGCTTTCGCTGATGGTCACGGTAGTGCTGCCAATCTTGATTTCCAGGCTCTTGGCTTTCAGGATCTTCTTCCCGTCCACAAAGTCCAGCAGTTCCTTTGCGTCTGCATCGAACTTCCGGTATGCCTTTCCGTCCTCGTTGCTGTATTCCTTGCGGAATACCTTCTCCTTGCCCTCGGCAGGTTTAATCTTCTCGTTCCAGATCGTGCCCAGAATCACAGCGTCCTCCGGGCTGTCGCCCGGATGCAGCACCACCACCAGATCGTCCACTTCCGGCATCCGATATTCCCGGTTTGAGAGCATCGGCACCATTTCCGTCACGGTATCGTCCCGGTCAGGGTACGTCACTTCACACAGACCATTTTCGTAGTCAATGGAACTTACGTTTCCAAGCCGCACTTCGCTGCTCATGTGAAATCCCCCTTTTCTACTTTGCTGGCCTTGACCTGCGTTTTGTAACCGCCGGACGGCGAGAAGGTGTGCTCCATCTCGTCGATGAAGTATTTTCCCGCCATTTTGCCGTATCCCACCAGATTGATGCACTGCGCCGATGCGCCCGCCGGGTAGCCCGGAATCGTGAAGCTGATGGTCGTTGCGCCGTGGTTGGCGTTCTTGATGGCCGCCACCAGCTTTGCCTTCGCATCCGCTTCACTGTTCACCTTACTGGTGAGTTTAAGTTGACGTTCTTCCGTGCCCACCTTGACATTGATGTTGATCTTTTTCTTTTTGTTGGTGTAGGTATACACGCCACCCGTGTACGTCCCGGTCAGTTTGGTGTTCCACTTAAAACTACCCGGTTCGATGCACAGGGCATTCGGATTCAGCGGCTGCGCCTCTTCGTATACCGTCCAGGCCGCCGCTTTTTCCTTGTACTTTTCCCGGTCATACACCCACAGCTTCGATGCGTAGACCTTGATGACCAGGCCGTAATCTTTGCACAGGTCTTGCAGAAACGCACTGTCCGTAGCGTCCTGCTCCTTTGCATCAATGTCGTGGTCGTCGCCTTCAAACTTCAGTTCCAGCTTGTACCGCCCTGCAATGGCTTCTGCAATTTTCTTCACGCTGGTTTTCTTCCATGTGAATGTACGGTTTCTCTCGCTGAAGCTGCTGTCGTTCGGTTTCGCCACGCCGCCCATGGTCAGCGTGTCCGGGGCGCCGGAAAAGTCCAGGTCATCCAGCACAAAAACGCCGCACTCGGCGCTGTAATCGCGGTTGTAGTTTCCGATACCGCCGATTCCCCAGTTTTTGACTACGATGGTCGGATAGAGCTTTACGCCCTTCTCCGGCATCCATGCGTTCTTCCATCTGCTGTCGCGGGCGTTGATGGTAATGCTCATGCTGTCACTCTTGGATGCAGCCACATCCGTGTAATGGAAACTCTCCACATCATTCTCGATCCGGGCTGTAATATCGGTTTTTTCGTATTTCAGCCGAATCTCCGCCTCGCGGCCTTTGGGTCTCACTGCTGTCAGCACCATCACGCACCTGCTTTCCAGGGCGGCAGGTCGCCGCTCTTTTCTTCAGGCAGTTCAGGCGTTGACAGCACAGTGCCGGAATCGAACCGGACGATGTGGATCAGTTCAGGGTTGTTCTGCATCAGCCAGTCGGCTTTCAGCTCACTGCCGTACACGTTCAGCGCAATCAGGTCCCATGTGTCGCCGGACTTCGTTGTGTAATCAAGTGCCATAGTTCTTGCGCCTCGTTTCATGTTCGTACTGTTCCATGTGCTCGCAGAACTTCTCATAGTCTTCATCCAGCAGTTCGCGGAGTTCGTCCGCGCTCATGCCGCCATAGATCGTGAAGTTCGGCGCATAGACGTAGGTGTTGCCGGAGCTGCTGGTGTAGGTGCGCTGGTAGCTTGTGCCCCCGCCTCCGCCAGAGCCGCCGGAGTTTCCGCCAGAGGTTCCACCGCCGCCGATGGACGGCAGTTCCACCACGTTCTGCCGGGACGCCTGCAGGTCCGCCAACATGGAAAGATCCTGCTCTGTCGTGCCCGTGCCGTAGGCTGTCGGGAAGAAGTCTACGTTGCTCAGGTCGTAGTGGTCGGGGTTTGCGGCATATTCAAGCTGTGCTTTCTCTACGTCCGCTCCCCGGATGAACTGGATGACCTTCTGAGCATTTTCATTTGCAAGGATGGTCTGGGCGCCAGTGACCACCTTGCCGATTCCGGTATTCACGTTCTGGACGATCTTGCTCTGGTCGTCCGTCACGGCAGGAGCCTGCACGGCTGCCAGTGCTTCCAAGCCATCCACCGCATAGTTTGCAAACTCCGTTACGCGGCTGAACGCCACGCCAGCGTCAGAACCCAGCACCATGCCCGCCGCAACGGACGGGAACATAGTGCCAAAGCTCTGTGCGATCTGGTTAAACCGCTGCTGCCGCTGTGCCTTGCGGAAGTCGATCAGGTTGGTGCCTTCGTCCGTAAAGCCGCCATCGGCAAACATCTTCGGCTTTCTGCCGGGCAGTTTCAGCAGGTCGCCCAGACCAACGCCCAGCATCTTGCCAGCCGTCAGCCATGTATCCACGTTCTTCTCCCGGACACCGCGCCGGAAGCTGATGACCGCTTCCGTACCAGCCTCGCCAGCGATGGACGGTCCCTTCGTCATGCCGCCGTTGGCAAACGCCGGGACGGACACGGGCGAGAGGCCGAAGCCGAAAGACTTGCCGCCGATGACCGGGACGGGGATGCCGAACAGTGTTTCCGGGATTTTAAGCTGGATCTTGTTCAGCGCTCCAATGATGAAGTTGACCGCCTTCACGCCAACGGTAGCTATCTGCTTCAAAAATCCGATGACACCCAGGATTACAGGCTCTACCACCGGCAGGGCCTTGCCCACAACGTCTACCGCCACCTTGATGGCATTGACCAGCGTAGTGCCCACCAGGCTTACCACCGTGGACAGCAGCGGCATAACCGCCGGGATGCCCTCATTGATGACAAACCCGAATATCTCCGTCAGCACCGGCTTGATGTGGTTCGTGCCCAGATCCACGATCTGGGAGAACACACCGGCAAAGGACTGGACCAGCGGCATGACCGTCTGGATAGCCGGGGTCATTGCTCCGAATACATCGCCCAGGTTCAGCCCTCCGATGCTGAAACCGGATAGCTTTTCCTGAATGCTCTGCAAGCCCTCCGGTGTGGAGAGTTGACCAAACACCTGTTTTGCCAGATCTCCGATGCTCGTGATTTTGCCGGTAAACTTGTCGAATACGGCAAGGCCGCCTTCACCAAATACCATGCCGACAATGTTGCGGACATCCTCAAAGTGATCTCCCAGTATGGAAACCACGGCAACCATCGTGCCCAGACTTGTAATAGCCGGTCCGAACATACCAAGCAACGACATAAAGCCGCTGCCCAGTTTCGCAGCCACCGGGCCAACGGTAGAACCCAGCACGTTCAGCCCCGCGCCAGCGAACTGGCCAACGTTTTTGATCGTGCCGATTGCGCCGCCCGCCAGCTTTGTTGCGCCACCGACCACCTTGTTTTTGGCGTTTGCCAGAATTGCCGGGCCTTTCGTCTGGCTAAAGATATACCCCATCTGCGCAAGAGCGTCCTGACCGTTCATACCGACCGTGCTGGTTGCCATACGCCAGAGTGCTCTACCTCTGCCTGGCTGTACGATGCCCGTTTTTGCGAGGATCCCTACTCCGGCCTTTCCGATATTTCCGAGTGCAGACTTTCCAAGTCCGCCCATCGTAGACAAGGTTGCTCCGCCAAAGGATTTCATTCCGGCAAAGATGCCGGGGAAGTTGATGCCCTTCGGTCCCGCTATGCCGGACAGGATCTGCTTTGCAACGCCGCCCGCCTTTACGAATCCGCTGCCGATGGCCGTGTTGCCCAGTGCGCTTATAGCGCTGCCTACACCCGTGACGTACTTTCCGGGTCCAGAGTTTTTCAGCAGACCGAGCACACCGCCGTTCGTGCTGGCTTCCAGAACGTCATTTACAAAGCCGGTCTGTCCCTTCTTGGTTCCGCTGCGCAGTCCCTTGAAGTTCTTCATTGTTGCCCAGATGCCCACGCCAGCGCCGTCCAACGTCTGCCCGATCTTGCCCAGGCGCGTTGCTGGCTGCTGTGCTCCGATGCCAGCCATCTGTGCACCGTACTTTGCGTTTTCCGCGAACATTCCGGCATTCGACCCAGCAAACGCCGCGCCGCTCACCGTTTTCTGGATTAGGCTTGTGGGGGTCAATGCACCCAGCAGGTTTCTGACCGTGATGCCGCCGAAAGTTCCGCCGGGCGCTCCGCTCGGCTTTCCTCCGATCACAGCATTGCCCACCGTGGACAGCAGCGTGCTTCCGGCGCTGTACGCCGCAGGCGCAAGGCTCATGGCTCCCAGCGTCGCAACAATGGCCGTAATGGCTCCTGCCACTTCCGGCCCATGCTCTGCTGTGTAGTCGATGCCTTTCTGTATCCACGGCAGCGCCGTCTTTGCGGCGTTCCCGATTCCGTTTACCGCATTGCGCAGCAGCGGCAGCACAGACGTTACCAGGTTGGACAAGTCCGGTAGGCTTTCGTCGATTTCCTTGTAGAAGTCCAGCTGGATCCGGGTCAGTTCCTTTTGGGCGGGCAAGAAAGCCTCACCAACGTCCTGCATCAGAACCGTTCTGGCATTGGTGCGCATGATGTCAAGACTTTCCTGCGTCCCGCTGTTGATAGCAAACTCACGTTCCATACTGTTTTTGTAGTTGTCGTAGTTTGCATCGCTCACTTCAGAAAGCGTTTTTTCCAGCAGGTCAAGATTATTCGTAACCTTCGCTGCGCCTTCCACCGCCCACTGGTTAAACAGAACGTTCAGTGTGGCCAGCTTCTTTTCGTCCGGCAGCTGATTGATAGCCGCAAAGACTTTCTGCAGCGTCCCTGTTCCGTCCTCCTGCATCGACTTTGCCACACCAGATGCCGAGAATCCCAGCGTTGCCCACATCTCCTTTTGGGCCTTGGTTGCGCTATCGCCCTTTGAGATGTTGGTGTAGATTCTGGAAATCGTAGTACCAGTGCGTTCCGTGTCAACGCCGGTAGCCTGCATTGCCGTAGCAATGGCCGCCGTAGTCGATGGATCCACACCGGCCAGCTGGCCGACAGAAGCCGATTTGTTCACGCTGGATGCGATTTCTGCGGCAGTCGTCGCATTGTTTGCGCCCAGGTAGTTGATCTGGTTCATCAGGCGCATAACGTCATCGTGGCTGTAATTGACCTTGTTGCCGTTCTCGTCCTTTTTTGTGAACGAAACCTCCCACTTGGCCATATAGTCACCGGCCGTCCGGTCTTCCAGATCCATAGCCGTAGCAGCCACAGCTGTGTCGCGCAGGATGCCGCTTGTGGTCTGTTCGTCAACGTCCTTACCAGACTGACCCAGAGCCGCGCTCATGGTGGAAAGTTGTTCCGTGGTTCTCGGAATCTCCATGCTAAGCCGCTGGATGTAGTTCTCCATATCGGCATAGTTTTGCGCATAGGTCTTTCCATTTTCGGACATCTGGTCGGACGCTTTGCCCGAACTGTCTGCAAGACCGTCCACATAACGCATGACCGGTGCCATCTGTGCTTCCAGTTTTACGGCCTCGTTTGTGGTTTTCTGAATGCCTGCGGCAACAGCACCCGTCAGCGTTGCGCCAAGTGCAAGGCCGGCTTTGCCGACCACGCCCAGCACATTTGTGACCGTAGATGCCAGGGAGTTTACGCCTCGCATCTCTCCCGCCAACGAGCCGGTCAGACTCTTCACCTGACTTATGGTTTTCGCCAGGGATGGGTCCACTTTGCCCATGATGCGGATGCTAAGATCTAATGCTCCATTTCCCGCCATACGTCCGACACCTCGTTACACAGATTTACCAGTTCCCGCCGTGGCAGGTGCAGCAAATCGGTCATGTTGGAGTGCGTGGCAATGGACAGCTGGATAGCCGCTTTCCTAAGTCCTTTCGCCCCGCCCTTTACTCGAAAAAATCAGCGTCCACAGCGTCGCGCAGCTTTACCGCCTCGCACAGCGGCAGGCCAGCAAAGAAATCCACCGGATAGCCGGTGCCCATGCTGGCGATGATGCAGCAGTACAGGTAATTGCGGCCAGTGTTCACCGTGTTAAAACCAGCAGCCACCAGACGGTTTTCCGCCGTCGATTCACTCATGGTGTTCAGTTCGCCCACGCCGGACAGGTCGATGCCTTCAAAGGTCTGGCCTTTCAGTTCGTCCTTCTCGCTGCCCTCGTAGGTGTAGGGTGCGGCGAATTTCAAGGCATGAGATTTCAGCTGTGCCTTGACTTCATCGGCCTTCTGGCTGCTGTCCATCGCCTTCAGCACTGCGGTCTGCACCAGTTTGATCTTGCCGCGGGGCATGAGTTTGAAAAACTCCACAGGCTTGCCGGTTGCCTTGACGGCCATTTCCTGCGCGAAAGAGGTGGTAGCCTCCATTGCAGCCAGAGCAGCCAGTTCACCGGAAAGTTTCTTCTGCACATCCACAAGATCCTGCACGGTCATCTTCGCCATGCCGGACAGATCCAGACTGTCGTACTCCTTGCCCTCAAACTTGTAGGGCTTGTCGAACTTCACAATATTCTCCATTGCTGTTTCCTTTCTCGTTAAAAAGAATCAGCCGCCCCACCCTTGGGACGGCTGACTTCATCATGTATCAGGCTTTAGATCAGAGCGTTGATCTCGGCACGCATATCCTCGCCATCCACATAGTAGCGGCCTGCAAACTTATCAATGTCGATGACGGTCTGGCCGTCAACCTCCATCAGGTAGCGGGTCACTTCCAGCGTGGTGCTGCTGCTCATGGTGTCGGCGCGCTTCAGCTTGCCGGGATCCAGCTCCTTGGGGCGACCGCCCAGGACGACGCGCAGACCCTTGTAGGTGTAGCCGCCGTTCTTGTTGTCGTTCTGCATAGCAGCACGCAGGGTGATCTGGATGTTCTTGTTGGGGTTCATCATCTTGGTGGCGTAGCTGTACATGGTGTTCCAGTTCAGCGTAGCCTCCATGCTCTCAAACTGGCCGGGGACAGGAGAATCCACATCGCCCGCAATGCCCATGCCGTTCACGGTCGTGGTCTTGTTCTTGATCTTGGGCAGGGTGACTTCATCCGCCAGACCAATCAGAAGATCATCTTCGGTGTAGGCATTGTAGTCATTGATGACCTGGGGAACCAGATCACTGGAAATATTCAGAGCCATAGTTCATCCTCCTTACAGAGACAGGGCAGAAGCCAGTGCGCCGGCCTCATACTCCATGGTGTTGTTGATCTGCTTGAACGGCGGGAAGGGAGTGCAATACTGGTAGAAGCTGTAATGGCCTGCCACCAGCTCTGCGGCGGTGTTGCGGTCAGGGTCCGCCTTCATGCTGTAGCTGGCGCAGACCTCGGTAGAAACATACACGCTGCCCTTCATGTTCTCGCTGTCGATGATGGACTGCAGGCGCTTCTTGTTCATGGGCTTGTCCAGCTTGCTCTGGTTGCTCAGAACAAACTTCGTCCAGGTATGGTTGAAGAAGCGGCGGACGCAGAGGAAAGCGTCCTTCGGGTCGGTATTCTTCGGGTAGCAGCAGGTCTCATTGCCCCAGACCACAAAGTCGCCGGAGCGGATGAAGGTTGCCACGCCCTGCTCGTTCAGAACGTTGCCCTGCTCCTGATCCATCAGCACTTCCGTGCCATCTTCCAGACAAGCTGCGGAGATGGGCACACTCACGTTGGACGGGCTGGCGTTCGGGCAGTCGTTGTACAGACTGTCGTTGTACACGGTGGCCGCTGCCGCCAGAGCACTGCCGCTGTAAATCGCGGTGCCGATCTTGCCATACAGCCACAGGGCGTATGCCTCGCGGGATGTAGCGCCCTGCTTCACCTTCTGCCCGGCCACATCGGTGTACTTCTTTGCACCGGTGGCGCTGCTGTCGATGTCAATGTAGCACACTGCATCGAACACGCCATTGATCTTGCGGCACTTAGCCTGCATGGCAGCGCACACCAGAGGATCCTTGGAGAAGCGGGGTGCCAGAATAATGCCGGGCACCATGCCCAGCTTCGGGAACACCTGACGCACAACTTCCAGACCGGTTTCTGCGCCAGTGGAAGCATTCACGCCGCCAACGATGTCGGCTGCCGTCACCTTGGTGGGATCCAGAATGGAGCCAGTCACGGTCAGCGTGGTGGCACCATCACCCTTACCACCAGTAACCAGCGCAATGTTCACGGTGCCGTCATCGTTGAAGCTGGCGGTGTAGTCCTCATTTGCCACCAGTGCAGTGGTTTCCTTCTTCACCACCAGAGCGCCCAGCAGGATGCCGGTTTCCTCGATCTTGGCAACGCCATCATTCACCTGCACGCTCTTGGTTTTCATCTCCGTGGTGTGCTTTGCAGGGTCCAGAACGTTAATCAGGACGACGGGAGCAACGCCCATCACCTGAAAGCTGGCGCTGATCGCATCGCACAGGGTATACTTTGCGAAATCGTCAGAGTAGCCAACTGCGGCGGCCGCCTCCTTGAAGGTGTTCGCCAGCAGCGGAGTGTTTACCGCTGCCGTGGGGTCAGCCAGCAGGTTGACCGGGGCGGTGCCCACGATGACCTGAAGGCCAGAGTTGACCGATACCGGCGCGGAAACGCTGGTTTCGGCCTCGGTTTTGTTAAAACCATGAGAAATAGCCATTTGTCATATCCTCCTTACTTCATCAGGTCGGCGGCCTTCTTGTAGAGAATGTTCTCTCTGGTGCCGTCCTGTTCGATCTTCACGCGCATTTCTGCGAGCTTGTCCAGCGGAACGATCAGCGCCTTCAGGAACGGCACCTGCTCCACTTTTTCTTTCAGCTTTTCGGGCAGGCCATCCACGAATACGGTGTACTGCGGGGCAATGCCCTTGACGGTCGGCCCACAGTACGCCGCAGCGCCGGTGGTTTCCGTCACAGGCTGCGCTTCCTTCGCAGCCTCGGTTTTCTTTTCGGTCTTTTCGATGCTCATATCAAAGCCTCCACTTCTTCGTTTTTCAGGGTGTTGGGCGTTTCGCAGATCAGGTTGACGATGCCCCAGTAGTAGAAGTCCATGTCATCATCCGAAAGCTCCCATTTGCGGGGATATCCCACTTTGAAAGCCTCGCCAAACACAGGCTTCCGCTTGAAGTGCTGCATGATGGCTTCGATGATGTTTCCGGTGTCCTCATATCCCTGCCGGTCCGTTTCCGGGTCATAACAGCAGATGATAAGCTGCAAAAGGACCAATTGCGGATCCTTTTCGTTCACCACCTCGCCGCTCGTTCTTGATACGATGATGCACGGGAAGTTGGATCTATTGGTATCCACATCGTCGTCATCATCGGTCGGGGACGGGATAAACTGCTTGAAGATCTTCAGCGACTTTTCGCTCTCCTGTCCCTTGAACTTCATATCCCGGAACAGTTCCTTCAGCTCGTCAATCATGGCCTGCTGGCACATTTCGCTGGTATAGCCGGTGATTTTTTCGGCCATATCAGATCACACCCTTTCGTTTTGCACTGGCGATCAGTTGCCGGACGCGCCGTTCGGTGTTGTCCTGCAGCATCTGTTCTACGGTCTGTTCCTGCATCTCCCACACTGTATGGTGCATTGCAGAGCCGGAAGGACTGGACAGTGTTGCCAGCTTCTCGTTCGGCTTCCAGCGTTTCTTGCCGCTCTCCGTGTAGTCCTTATCCGCAGGTACTCCGAGTTGACGTTGTACCATGCCGATATGCTTCGACTTGAACTGCACCAAGAAGCCCTTGCTCTTATCGCTTGTTCCGCCCAGAGCAATCATTGGACTGTCTTTCAGGACGCGCGCCCGAAAAACGGGCGGCGCATTGCGGACAGACGGACCCATGAAGGGCTTTGTGGGGCTGGTTCTGAAATAGCCCAGGTCTGCCCGGAATGCACCGGGGTCGTTCTTCATAATAGCAAGGATAGCGGTAGGCCGCCGGTTTGTGGCCTTCTGGCGCTGGCGCAGATCTTCGATCATGCGTCTACCTGCCGCGTTCAGGTCGTAGCGTTTCTTCACTTCGGTCAGCATCAGCTTGCGCGTCTGCCGCGCCGTGGTGTTTGCGACCACCTTCAACGCCGCCGGGGTTTTGTTTCCCAGCACGCCAAGAGCGCGGGTCACTTCCGCGTCATCAACGGAGACCGTCAGGCTGGAAGCGTCATAGTTGGTATGGAAGTATGCCAACTTACCTCACCCTTTCCAGTTCCATACGATACATACCCGCTTTCAGGGAGCAGGATTTGATGTTGTAGATCCGTTTCTTGTCCAAGGTGATCTGCTTGCCGCTCTTCGGCATGGGGCCGTAGTCTTTCTGCTTTACAAAAAGCAGCAGGTCGGCCTTGTACATACCCTGGTCAAAGGATTGCTTTGCTCCGCCCTCCCAGTGCGCCGGACGTTCAAGTACGCCGGGGTGCTGCGTGATACAGAGCATCAGCTTATCATCTATGTACCGTTCTTCCGCAAACTCATTCGGGTTGAAGATTACGTTCTGCACATCCTGCGCAACGCAGTCTTTGAACGTAGGAAACGGTTTCGGGGTTTCCGGTGTGCCGTAGTTCTGGTCAACGTCCAGCATATCCGTGCTCCTTCCCGTATCAGCAGACGGTAGCAACCAGCCAGCTATCCACCTTGTCGGGAATGGTCAGCGGACGGGTCTGCAGCTCAAGGATCATGCGGTCAGGACCATGCTTCACATAGGTGCGCAGCAGACGGTTGGTCTGAGCGGTGATAGTGCGCTTGGCGTCGTCGATGTAGGAAGTCAGGCCGTAAGCACGCATGAAGTTCGGGTTGGATGGCAGCAGAGCAATCTTATTGTCATCCACCAGCCGCTTGGTAACGGGGGCAGAAGGATTGGTCCAGTCGTCCAGATAAACCTCACCGTAGGTGTAGATGTCCAGACTGGGCTTGCTCAGGTGGCCGATATAGCGTGCGCCGTTGGGCAGGTCCTTGGGGTTGATGATGCCCAGTTCGATGCGGCGGTTGTCCAGCATATTCTGCACGTTGGTGTCGGCCAGGAAGTTGCGCAGAGCGGTCTTGCCCATGACAACATGATCCACGTTGGCAAAGCCATTTTCCAGCACCTGATCCACCCAGTCCTCCAGATTATCCAGAGGCTTAGCGGCAGATGCGCCCCATTTCTTCGTGCCTTCCAGTGTCACCTTGTTGGTGAAACCGAAGTCGATCACCTTGTTCACGCCGGGGCCGACAACGGGAATCTGTCCGTCCATGATGGTGCGCACGGCCATCCACTCCTCGCGGCGGGTGGCAGCATCGTTCAGGCGCTGGTAGTCCTCGATCAGCTGCTTTGCGGCGCGCTCTTCGGGGGTCATGCCAGAATACAGATCCTCGCCGGGCATACGCTCCAAAGCGTCGTTTGCGGTGGTGACGGTCAGAGGGTTAATCAGAGGCGGAGTAAAACTCTCGGTCTGGTAGCCCTCATTCTTGAGCACCTGTCCGCCGACCAGAGGATGCACGAAAGAAGCCATGCGGCGGTCACCCTTCACCACGTCGATGTCCACGCTCTTGGTGGCAAAGGTCTTGACGTTGGTGAAATAGTTGTCCAGGAAGAAAGTGCGTACCGGGGGAGTGGTGCGCACAACCTCGGCCAGATACCGAGGCTCATAGATACTGATTTCGTTAGCCATAGTTGTTATTACCTCCTACTCACTTCAGGAAGATGCCCAGATTGCGCAGAGCAACTTCAACGTCTGCTGCTTTTACGCCCTCAGGCAGCGCCAGACCGTCGGCGAAAAACTCACCCGTCAGATAGATGGGCACTTCCTCGTCTGCCGCTGCGCTGTCTGCGGTGATGCCGTACAGCCCAGTAACGGACAGCGGATTACTGCCGTCCACCTTGGCGATGGGCTTCACTTTGCCATCGGCCAGCAGCACCGGGGCGTGTGCCTCAACTGCTGCGCTGGCTTTTTTGGTGGCCTTTGCGATGCCGATGTTCGTGCCGGCAATAAAATGCTCCGGGGCGGTGGAATAAGTCTTTCTTTCCAGATCCATGCTCATAACCTTGTCCTCCTTACTTCACACCGTTCATCTTGTGGATTGCGTTCATCAGGCCCTTTTCCTGTGCGTCTTCCGGCTTCGGGTCCGCAGGGGGCGGATTCTGGATGTCGTTTGCGCCGGAGTTCTGGGCAGACTTCTTCGCCTTGTCCAGATAGTCCTTGCCCTGAGCGTTCTGCTTTGCCTTCATGTTGGCAATCACCGCCTTGGCAAATGCCGCAGAATCCATAGGCTTCACAAACTTTGCCTCGTTTGCCTCGTCCTCAGCACCAGGAAGGGTGCTGTCCTCGATCTCCTTGATGCGGGTACGCTCGGTAGTGGCAGCGTCATTCTCGATCTGTGCCACCATATCGGGGTACGCCTTGCGGAGATCATCAACGGTCTTGATTTCCATGTCTTTTACCTCCCCATGGTCGTTGTGTCCCGGCAGTTCCGCCGGGGTTTTATTTTCAGGCCGGGCAGCAGGCTTTTTTGCCTTTGCCCGGTTTCTGACAAATTCGGGCGCCTCGTTGAAAGGCAGGTGGGTGCCGACGCTGTTGACGAACAGGATGCCGTTGCGGTTCTCCACCACAGCGTCTTCCTCAGCGTCGTCCACCTCGTCCACAAAGCCGTTTTCCTTGGCTTCATCTGCCGTCCACCAGTTTGTTTCATCCATCCACCTTGCGCACTCGTCTGCATCGTGGCCGGTCTTCTTGGCGTATAGGGAAACAATGCTCTCTCTGGTAGTGTCCAATGCTTTCAGATAATCCCGCATCTCAGCCGCCGTCAGGTAGCCACAGATTCCCACACTCACCGGGTGGACCATGTAGGTGCTGTCCGCTGCCGCCACCACCTTGTCGGCGTGGCAGGCAACGATAGTGGCTGCACTGGCGCACAGGCCGTCGATGTGGGCGGTCACAGCGGCAGCATTGCGTTCCAGCTGATTGCCAATGGTCTGAGCCGCAAACACGTCACCGCCGCCGGAGTTGATGTACACGGTGATTTCGGTCACATCGCCCAGTGCGGCGAGATCGTCTGCAAACTGTTTCGGGGTGACTTCATCGCCCCACCAGCTTGTTTCGGAAATGTCGCCGTAAAGAAAAAGCTCCGCTTTCTGGCTGTCAGCCAGATTGCAGAACTTCCAGAACTTGTTATTTGTCGTCTTCGGGGTCGTCTGGGAATTGGGTTTGCTCATTTAGCCCTGCCTCCTTCATTTTTTCCATTTCGCTCTTGCGCTGCCGAACGTTTGCCCGCCAGCTTCCGCCGGTCATCTGTGCAGTTTCCTGCTCATTGGTGCTGATGCCCTGCTGAACGCGCAGAATCGCCGCCTCGATCTCTTTCTTGGCATCCAGATTGGTGCGCGCAGGACCGTTCCATGTGCAGCCCATGTAAGCTTTCGCCACAGCCGGGTCGTCAAAGAAGCCGGGTGCATTGATGCGCCCACGGGCTACTGCCTCGGCAAACCACTTCTCGTAGGCAGGCTGGCAGAAGTCCGCCGCAAAGCTATCCCGCAGCACACCGCAGGTGCGCCAGAACTCGTTCAGTGCGCCGCGGCTTGCAGAGTAGTTGGAACTGAATTTCTTGTAAAGCACCTCACTGGGGATCTCTACGCCGGTCGCTACCTGATTGGACATGGCCGTCATGAAGCCGTCGTAGGTTGTGGTCGGGTGCTTCGGGTCGAATACGCTCGTATCCTCTCCCGGTGCAAGGTCGAACACCGCACTCGGCGCAAGGTCGATACCCAGTTCATCGGGCGGGGTGTTCGGGTCCTCCGCCTTATCTGCCGGTTCCTCGCCGAACGGTGCCTGACTGGTCGGGTTTTCATGCTTGATAAACAGCGTGATGGACGATGCCACGATAGCCGCCGCCAGCTCTGCTTCTGTGTATCTGCCCATCTGTTTCAGCGTGGGCAGCACCGGGGCCAGCAAGGGCACGCCACGCCGCTGCCCGGCACGCTCCCTCTGTGTTACGCACAGGATGTTCGGTTCTCCCGTTTCGGGGTCGCGGGCTTCTACCCGCGTCCATGTCAGCGGCACCGTGCTGTCGTAAGCCAGCGGATGCCGACTTGCTATCCAGTACGCCACCACCGCGCCGTCCCGGTTCGTTTCCACGCCCTGCACGATCTGGAACACGTCATGCTTGTCTATCGTGCAGGGTGCCATTATGTCCGTGCGGTCAGGGCTGCAAATCAGATCGGCCTCGATCAGGCGCAGCCGCAGAGCATACGGCCAGTGCGGATGTTCGCTGAACTGCACCGCCGCAAACACATCGCCGTTCATCAGGAAACTGGTGAACGCCAGCGTCTGCAGCCGCCAGAAGTTGTCCATGCCGGCAGCATCGCAAAGGGTGCTGTCCGCCCAAAGTTCAAATTCGCGGACTATCTGCGCCTGCAATCTGTCTGCCTGTTCCTCGTTCAAGTGCAGATAGTCCGCATCCACCTGCGGGGTCGGCACAAGGCCGCTGCCCACCACGTTGGTGCGCAGGGTCTTGATGGCACCCGTTGCCAGAGGGATGCCCATATAAGCATCCCGGCTCCGTTTGCGCAGAATATCAAGATTATCTTCGATATCCTCTTTTGCGCTGCCGCCGCCAACGTGCCAGCTGCGCATAGCGCGGGAAATGCGGCTTGCTCCGTAGTTTCCGTAGCCGGTGCCGTTGTTCATGACGGACAGTGCGGAGCGTGCCACAGCGCGGCGATACCCTTTTTCAGGGCTGATTGCCGCAATGGCTTTGTCCAGAATATTTGCCATGTAGTCCACCGTCCTTACACATCATGCGGCGAGAAGTGGTAGATTCGGTTTCTGCCCCGGCCTTTTTCTTCTGCTTCCGCTTCAGCAACTTTCTTTTCCCAGAAGATGATGCTCTCCCGGATCTGTTTCAGGCTGGCACGGGTCAGCATCATCTGCTCGATCTGGTAACTTTGTCCTGTCGAAACAGCAGCTTCCGCTTCCAGCCACATATCAAGGTGCCGCTGTGCATCTTCTTTTGAAATGATCGGCATTGTTTAGATACCTCCTGATCTTCTTCTGCGGTACTGGCGCGGTGCGGTCTGGCGGGGTGCTTCCTCGCCGGGGATCTCCAAACCGGGGGGATTGCTGATCTCCAGCGCCGCCGTTGCGTAGTTTCTAATGTCAAACGCTTCGTTACGCTTCTGTGCCGGGTCTTTCAGTTCCCACCGCTCCACCTTGCGGCCAGACTTCCAGCGTGTGACCTTGTGCTCCGCAGTAAGCATCTTGAAATAGTTTTCGTCATACCCGGCATCCTCTGCCGCCGGGAAGTGGCAGTAGTTCGGGCCTTTGATAAGCACCTTCAGCCGGGCAAGAACATGGTTTTTGCCGGTATCAACGCCCAGCGTGAACAGTTCACCGCCCACGCGGTTGTTCTTCGTGGGGTTGCGCAGGTATGGTACGTCCATACCGCCGCGGCCTTTGATGGGCCAGATGTGCCGTTCCTCGCGCTCTTTGCAGAAGCGGATGACCTGATCCGGGAAGTGGCCGCCGCTGTCCATGCAGACGCACCGCAGGGACAGTTCCGTGCCGTCCTTCTTTTTCCAAGTCTTTGATAGGAAATCGTCCAGATCCGCCCAGACCTGCCCACGTTTCAGGTCGCCGTAGATGCGCTGATACCGGATGCCCCAGCTTTCCTTACCGATGCCCCAGCCCACGACTTCCGCCTCAAAGCGGTTGTCCTGCGTATCGACGCCGGCCGTCAGGTACACCACGCCGTCCGGCACCTCGGCCTCGTAGAACTCGCGGCGATCCAGCAGGTTGTTTGCCTCTACCGTTTCGCCCGGTTCTTCCCATGGCAAGCCAAGGTCGGTGTTTACGAACACCTGCATCTTTTCATAGTCGCCGCGCTTCGCGTCCATATCCGCCGCTATGAAGTCCTCCACGATCCTGTCCCATCCGCAAAGGGTAGAACCCATCTTGTTCATGTGGAAGCCTCTCACGGGGCGCTCTGGGTGCTCTGCGTGCCATTTGCCTTTCAGGCTGTTCTTCTTCCAGCGGTATTCATTGTCCAGACAGCCGCACTCGGCGCAACGGTACTGCGCACCGCCCGCCGTCCAGTTGTCCTTGTCGAATACCATGTTGTCCCACACAAAGGGTTGATAAAAGCCGCAGTTCGGGCAAGGCACCGTCCACTCTTCTTGTGTGGATGCGTTGAACTCGTCCAAAATGCGGCTATTGTTTTTGGTGGTGGGGGTGGATACCAGCACCGTCTTGTAATCCCAGTAGGTCGTTTGGCGCTGCTCGGCCAGCATGACCGGGTCGCCCTCTTTGCCGGCGCTCGCCTTGTAAGCGTCCACCTCGTCCGCCAGCAGCACCTTGATGGGGCGGCCGCGGAGGTCTGTCGGGGCATTTGCGCCAACAATGGTCAACTGTCCCCCGGCAAAGTTTTTCTTCATGATCGTGTTACCGGAATAGCGGCTCTTGTTGTCCACAAGGCCACGGAGCACCGGCGTGTCCCGGATCATGGTCGCCAAGCGGTCTTTGCTGAAGCTTTCGCCCAGATTCACCGTAGGCTGCACGATCATGATGGGGGCGGGGTAGTAACTCATGTAATACCCGATGGTGTTCAGGATCAGGCCGTCCGTCTTGCCAGACTGGGCGCACATCATGGCTACCACCTTGCGGATATGCACATCCCCGATGGCATTCATGATCTCCCGCTGGAACGGCGCATTGTCCGTGTTCCAGCGTCCTTGCCCCGCAGAGGCTTCCGCCGACAAGCGCCGGTAGTTGTCCGCCCACTGGCTAAGGGTCAGGTTCGGGGGCGGTTTCAGCGCTCCCAGTGCCCGGCTGAACATCTCCGCCGTCTGCGGTTCCAGGTGGATCATTGCCATGTTCGCTGCCGCCTTTCTTGACGCAGCTCTTGAACGGGCAGAACTGCTGGATCTCATTTAGCCGGGTGCCCCAGACGCAGTGCCGACACTTATTCTTCCTGCTCATCTTCGGATTCCCCCTCCGGTGCCGCCAGCGCAATTTCCGGGTCACTCAGTTCCACAAGCGCTTCCTGCACAGCCTTTTGCAGAATATCATGCGCTTCCGCCGGGTCGGTCAGCTGTGCCATGGTGCTTGCGTACTTGGTCGGGATGGTTTCCAGTCGGTTCTTGAAGTTGGTAAAGATGGTTTTGAGGGCGTGTTCTACTTCCTCGGTGCGGTGCAAGTCGCCCTGGGCTTCTTCCATCCGCATTTTCTCGATCTTACCGCGGGTTTCCTCCCGCTCGGCGCGGGCAGCCACAAGGCGGGCTTGACCGTCTTTGCCGCCGGTCTTGAAGTCCAGGTACTGCCGGACGCAGACTTTCATATCAAAGACACCAGGGCGGACTTCGGACAATACGCCCTGATCCCGCAGGTTTCGCACCTGCCGGTCAGTGATGCCCAGCCATTCGCCGACAGCCTTACTCGTATACAGGGGCATCCTCGTCACCGTCCTTGTCGGGTATCTCTCCGGTTGCCCGGATCCGCAGCAGGTCAAGCCGCTGCTGTTCGGTTTCCAGATGCAGCTTGTCCATCTCGTTCTTCTGCATTTGGGCTGCTGCCGACAGGATGCGCCCATGGATCTTGTTCAGTGCTTCCTGCAACTGCAAGATGCGCTGCGCCGGGGTCTCCTTCTGGTACATACCGATCCGCTGGTTTGCACCGTCCCGCTTCCGCTTGCCGCGTCCGCCGGGTACGCGCATATCGGTGACGCTGGACGTTATCAGCTGGTCAGGCGGCAGCTGCTGGTATTCCTTGATCTTGTCCAGAATGTACTTTTCCCGGAGCAGCAGTACACCGATCTCGTGGGAGGTCAGGTCGGTGCTGTTCCGGGGTGCGTCCTCTACGATCCGTTTTTCTTCCTCGGTCAGCTTGTCAAAGAAGATGGTGGAGTATGCTCCATCCTTTTCCGCGTTCAGGTTGCCCACCGGTGCCCCGCCGCCTGGGTTGCCCACGGCGTTTTTGTTTCCCGGTTGACCGCCGGGCTTCCGGGGCGCGGGCCGTTCCCACCCGTCCTTTGCTTTCCAGCGGCGGACTGTATCGTATTTAAGATGGAGATCATCCGCCAGCTGCCGGAGATTCACTTCTCCGTCCTTCTCCATCCGGGCGGCATACTCAGCGCGGGCGGCATCGCGCTCATCGCTTCGCCTTGCCATTCCGTTTTCCTCCAATAAAAAATGCCCCGCCTGGCAAATCATCCAGACAGAGCATTCAGCATCGCCGCCGGTCCAGCGGCTTTTCTTCGGGTCGCTTACAGATTGTAAGCAGCAGGGTATGAAAAAGACCCCTCGGCGCTTCCGCCGTGGGGTCTCTCGCATAATTCCACTGTACCAATTATACCACCAAAACCGTCTTAAAACGTCTTATCTTTCGCCGGTACGGGCTTTCAAATGTAAACAGTTTATGACATAGCACCTTTTTGCCGCCCTCAGCAAGATGGTTCTGCCCGATTTTGTTAACCTCAACAAGATCGCCGCCGGGTGTTTTTACGGCACCGGCAAAACGTGAACCGGACGTGAACTTAACGTGAACCTCTTGCGCGCCATCTCGGTGGCGTCACCGCCATGGTGCGCAGCCCTGAAATTTTTGAACCCGTCACCCTTTTTCGGTGGCCGGAGGGCGGAAGCCCTTCAAAAAATTTTGCACCTAGAAATATTTTGGGGCTTCCGAACCCGCACCGCGCCCGCCGGCGGGGGGCAGTACCTTACCGGCGGCGGTGGTCATCGGGGCGGCAGCCGGTGGCGGGCGGCGGGCTGTGGCCGATCCGGCAGGGCGGCGGCAGCGCCCAGGGCGTACCGAGGGACGGCAGCAGGGCGGCGAGGCGGAGAAGGAAGGGGGCAGGGGGATAGATAAGGCGAGTGATTGCCTGTTAAGTCTAAGCCCTAAGCCTAAAGCTCTATCCCGTTAGGTGGAGAATCTGACCCCTCCGGCGGCGTGGCAAAATGGCCGTTTTGTGGGGTGCGGCGGGGTGGATCATCCGGCAGGCGGCAGCGATGCAGGCGGCGGCAGGTGGGCGGCGCTGGCGGGCTTGTCCTCCTCGGTGGCGGCGCTGGCGGCTGCGCTGCTGCTGTGAGGTCTGGCAAGGCTGGCAGGCTGTGGGCGCTGTGCAGGTGGTGCAGGGCTGGCGCTGGTGCGTGGTCATCGTGGGCGGCGGTCTGCTGCTGGCGTGGTCATCGGGTGCGGCGCTGGCGGCGCTGATCCTTCCCGGTGTAGGTGGTTGGCGCAATGTCCATGCACTGCGCCCAGCGCTCCCCGGGTACTTTCCAGCTTTTCCCCGGGGCGGCACAACGCCCAGCGCGTGCCGGGCTGCTGATCCGGCAGGCCGGGCAGGCGGGAAGGCGGGAAGGCGGCGCAAAAGAAAAAGGCCAGGGCGGCGGCGCGTGGTGCGCTGCTGCTCTGGCCTTCTGTCTGCACTGGCGGTGCGATCTGCTGCGCCGGGTGCGTCCCGGTGCATATCGTGGGCGGCGGTGGTCTGCTCCCCGTTCCGGTGCCGGGCTGCTGGCGCTGGCACTGATCCGGGTGCAACGGTTCCGGCTGCACCTGATCCGGCTGCACGGCCTGCGCTGGCGGTGCTCCATCCGGTGCGTTTTTGTCCCGCCGCCGGAGGGGTCAGATTCTCCACCTAACGGGATAGAGCTTTAGGTTTAGGGCTAGAACTTAGTGAGTTATAGCCTCCCCAGTAACCCCCTATAATCCCCCTTCTTCCCCGGATTCCGCCGGGGTCTGCTCAATTTCCAGCGGCTGGCCCTCTTGCTCCATCCGGGCGCGGACTGCCTGCAAGATATACCCCTGCAGGCTTTGCCCAGCGGCAGCAGCCGCGGCGCGGATCGCTGCGCCTTGATTCTTGTACGGCTGAATTTTTATTTTATCTAGCTTGTCCTGATGCCGTTTGTCTGTTATCGCTTTCTTTTCGCTCAATGCCATAATATCCCCCCATTTCGGCACACTTGGAATAATTATATTATACAAGATTTGTCGGCGTGGTTCCATGCGCATTTTGCACAACATGGTTCCACGCTTTTTGTGCAAAACGTAGATTGCGTGGTTCCACGCTTGACAGCCTTGTTTCGGCGTGGTACCATGTAGCCACAGCAAGCGCCACGGCAACCGCCGGACGCAAGCCAGTCACCCGACAGGGGAGAAAGGAGAACCGACACATGAGCGCAAATTTCTTCAAGCTGCCCGAATCCGACAAGCGGAAAATCTGGGCGGCGCTGCTCAAAGAGTGGGCAGCAAAAAAGGCCGCCAACCGGGCAAACGGTTGACAGCCTAGCAAGATGGGATTTGATCCACCAATCTTGTGATGATTTTACCACCGTCAGGCGGTAAAGTCAAGCGGATGCCCCGGCAGGGCTGCACCGCTCAAACAAAGCGGCCCCGCCCCACTACCCCGGCAACCCGCCGGGAGAAGCCGAAAAAGCAAAGGAGCAAAGAACATGAAACTTGCAAAGAAGATCACCACCGCCGCCGCGCTGGTGGCCGCCCTGCTGGCAGGCACCGCACCGAAAGCGGCAGCCGCCTGCCCCTACACCCCCGGCCCCCTGGGCCGCTACATCGCCCCGGCCATTGTGCAGGGCATGACCGCCACCGATGACGGCGCGGTTGAAGTCTGGTGCACCGACGCGCTGGACGGCGACGACTGGTTTTTTACCGTCGATGCAAAAACCGATCTGCGGATTTATGACCGGGTGCAGCTGGTAGTTGATGCCAACGGCACCCCGGACAACTACGCCGATGATCGCGTTATTGATGCACTTTACTGCCACGACTGCGAGAGCGTGGAAGATTGAACCGAAAGGAGCGCTGCAACATGATGACACTTGTACAGATCCACGAACGGAACCGCAAGGAGAACGCCGCAGCCCAGCGCCTTCAGGCCGCCGGGTATCGGCTGGAAGGATGGGACCCCCGCACCGGGCAGCGGATCGCCGCCCAGATCACCGGCGAGAACACCAACGACGAACGCCGCACGTTCTACGCCTTCCCCACCTGGCAGGATGCCGCCGCCGCTCTTTTGGGCTGAACGCCCCGGACGCCTTAGCAGGGCCGCACCGTAAAGCGACCCCGCCCCACTACCCCGGCAGCCGCCGGGAGATCATCCCGAACACACACCCCGAACCGAAAGGAGCGCACCCCATGACAGCACTTGACAAGAAAATAAACCAGCTGGCAGCCCGTCACCGCTGGAACGTCACCCCCGTGCATGATCGTTTTATTCCCTGCTATTCCATCGTTCCCATGGATCGGCAGGAGCGTGACCGGATCAAAGCCACGCTTGACCGCTGCAAGGGTCTGAAGGTCAAGGTTGAGCAGGTGTTTAGCCCGTATGCCTGGACCTGCACCATCTACGTTTTCGATCTGGCAGAGTGGGAAGCGCAGCAGGAGCGCAGCCGCCTGGAATGGTCCATCGTCAACGCCTACTCCGAAGCGTATCACTTCAACGGCCACGACAGCGCCGGCGCAAAGCTGGCAGCACAGCACAAGGCCGCAGAGATCGGAGCGCTGGACCTGTTCCGCCAGATGTACCGCACCGCATGAGCCACCGCCGGACACTCTAGCAGGGCCGCACCGCAAAGCAGCCCCGCCCCACTACCCCGGCAGCCGCCGGGAGATCACCACGAACACCAACACAACAAGCAAAGGAGCGTTACACATGACTAACAACGAGATCATTTACAGCGAAGTCAACGCGAAGTATCACACCCCGGAACAGCGCCGCGCTATCCTGGCGCTGGCCTACACCCCGGAGCAGATCGCCGCCAAGGGCAAAGAGATCCACTTCAAGGACGTGCCCGAAGAGCAGCAGGGCGAAGAGCTTGAAAAGCTGTTGCTTGCTGGCCTGTTCCACACGTTCCACGAATGGAAGGAGCGCGGCAAGAGCGTCAAGACCGGCGAGAAGGCCGCGATTGATACCCGGCTTTGGAAGCTGGACACCCGCCCCCGCAAGACCCGCAGCAGCGGCAAGGAGCCGGACGCGCTGACCAAGGCAGCCGAAGAGCAGGACGACAACGGGAACTATTACAAGGCACCTGCGCACCTGTTCCACATCGGCCAGGTGGAAGCAAGCCGCCCCGCCCCTGCCGGACGCTTTAAGAGCCTGGACGAGATCCGCGCCTATAACAAGATGCTGGCGGATCAGCGCAAAGCCGCCAAGGCCGCCGCAGAGCAGGCCGCCAGCGCCCCGGCCCCGGTCATCACCGAAGAGCAGCACGAACTGCCGGAGCTGGTGCACGCCAGCCCGCTGCCCACCAAGAAGGCCGCAAAGAAGGCCAGCAAGCCCACCGCACCGAAGAGCGCGCAGCCCGCCCCGGATGCACTCCGCACCGCACAGCAGGCAGAGCGCAAAGCAAAGGCCGCTTTCCTGGCTGTCCCCGACACCGACCGCAAGGGTCAGGCCGCCGCGCTGGACGCCTGGCGCAAGACCCGGAAGGCCGTAGAGGACGCAAAGCAGACCCCCGCCGCCGTGGCCGTGCTGGATGAAGCGCCGGTGAAACAGCTGGACTTTGAGAGCATCGCCGCCGGGCTGCTGGCATGATCCACCACCACGAAACCGGAAACTTTAGCAGGGCTGCACCGGGCAAAGCAACCCCGCCCCACTTCCCACCGGCACCCCGCCGGGAGGATCACCACAAAACGAAACACGAAAGGAAGTTTGAACCATGAAAAAGTTTAGCAACGTCATCGACCAGATCAACGAGGTTTTGCGCCAGCAGTGGACGCTGCGGGACCTGCGCCGCAAGGCAGAGTGCACCGACCACCCCGCAGAGGTTCAGCAGCAGATCACCGCCGCCCGCCTCCGCCTCATCTGCGCCCGCCGCGGCTACCTGCTCACCGCCTGACCCGCCCCGGATACTCTGGCAGGGCTGCACCGGTACAAAGCAGCCCAGCCCCACCGCACCGGCAGAGCGCCGGGCACGAAAACCAGAACGAAACACGAAAAGGAGTTTTTGCAATATGAAAAGAGCATCCATCACCCCCGCCGGCCTGAACGTGAAGAAGATCACCGCCTATCTGAAAGGCCAGGCCAAGAACCGCAACGCCGTGCGGATCACCTGCCAGGGCGGCAGCGTGTACATCATCACCGGCTATGCAGCGTTCAAGCTGCCCGCCGCCCTTTACCCGGAAGTGATCCAGCCCGTGACCATGCAGGCAGCCCCCGCCGATGGTGTGACCATCGTTTCCAGCGATGACGGGTTTGTGGCCAACGATCCGCACCAGCTGACCGCCGCGCAGATGTTCCAGAAGTTCAGCAACTGCAAAGAAGAGGTCAAGCGCACTTCTCTTTTGCAGGAAGTCGAGATGAAGGGCAAGATCTGGGGCACGTTCCGAATGTTCCGCGATGGATCCCGGCCCATCATGATAAATTCGGAGTATGACGCTTTTGTGGATCATCACGAATTTGTTTACCACGGCAGCAACAACCCGCTTTCGCCCATCCTGGCAACTGACACCGCAGACCCGAAACGCGCCGCCGTGGCCGTGCTCATTGCCCCGATGAAGGCGAACGACGAAATACAGCAGGTATGCAACCGCCTGTTTGCATGACCTGCACCGGATACCCCGGCAGAGCCGCACCGGATAAAGCGGCCCCGCCCCACCGCCCAGCATTCCGCCGGGCGTATCACGAAACACGAAAAGAGGTTTACACGATGACCACCCCAAACGATTCCCTGGACTTCTACCCCACGCCGGACAGCCTGGCCTTTGATATGGTTTTCTCCCTGCGTGAAGTAAAATCCGGGTTCACCACCTACCCGAAACCCATCCTTGAACCGTCCGCCGGTGATGGAGCGCTTGCGCGTCAGATCCATGCCCTGGCGTTCAACGTCCACCACGACTATAAGACCGGCGAGGTTGACCAATACGACAAGGGAAAGGCACGAAGCGCAGAGCTTGACTGCATCGAGCTTTCCAGCGACTTCCGCGCCGTGCTGAAGAAAGACGGTTTTCGGGTGGTGCATGATAACTTTCTGACCTTCCGCCCCACCACGAAATACGCCGCAATCGTCATGAATCCGCCTTTCTCCGCTGGTGCCGCGCACCTACTCAAAGCGCTGGACGTCATGCAGGACGGCGGCAAAATCCGCTGCCTGCTCAACGCCGAAACCCTGCGCAACCCCTGCACCAACGAACGGAAAGAGCTGGCCGCACGGCTGGAAGCGCTGCACGCAACAGTGAAGTATTACCCAGACGCTTTCAAGAACGCCCGCCGCGCCGCCCGCGTTGAGGTGGCGCTTGTGTCGGTGGACATTCCCGACCGGGAGCCGGTGAGCCGGATCCGGCTGGATCTGAAAAACGAAACCGCAGAGCGCTTGAAAGAAAACCCGGAGTTTGCCGCTCTGGTATCTTCCGACCCCATCACGGCAGCCATTGAGCGCTACAACGCCGCCGCAGAGGGTATGCGCCGGATCTATGAAGAGTACAACGGAATCAAGTCGTTGTTTTCCTCCGCCGGCGCTGGTAAGAAAGAAAACCCCGTGATGGCTTTCACGAAATCTTATAACGACGCTATCCGGGAACTGCGCGGGATGTACTGGAAACAGCTGTTTGAAATGCCGCAGCTGTTCGATGCGATGACCTACGAAATGCAGCAGGATTATCAGAAGCGGATCAAAGAGCTTGAAGGCTACGACTTCAGCGCGTACAACATTCTGACCGTCCGGGAAGAAATTTCACGAAATCTTCTTTCCAGCATCGACCACGAAATTATAAAGCTGTTCGACGACTGGACGAACCTGCATTATAACGACGAGTACAGCAAGAACGTGCATTATTACAACGGCTGGTGCACGAACTCCGCGTACAAGATCAACCGCAAGGTGATTTTCCGCTGCAACGCCTTTGATACATACGATGGGCGTTTCTGCCCCCGGTACAACGCAACAGGCCATGTTGCCCAGATCGAGCGGGTGCTGCACTTCCTGGACACGAACGGCAAGCCCTACAATGGGGACGAACTCCGCGCCGTGCTGGATGCCGCCGAAAAGAGCGGCCAGACCCAGAAGATCCAGCTGCACTATTTCACCGCCACGTTTTACAAGAAAGGCACCTGCCACATCGAGTTTACGAACACGGACGTTTTGAAGTCCTTCAACCTCTACGCCGGACAGCGCAAAGGCTGGCTGCCGCCCACCTACGGCAAAAAGAGCTACCACGATATGGCCGCCGCAGACCGCCGGGTGGTTGACAGCTACGAGGGAGAGGCCAGCTACACCGACACCCTCACCCGGCACCTGATCCCCACGCAGAGCACGTTTTTACAGCTGAACGCTTAACACGAAACCGGATATTTTGGCAGGGCTGCACCGGACAAAGCAACCCCGCCCCATCTTCCCGACATTTACGTCGGGAACATCACGAAACAGAAAGGAGGTATTTTCATGGTTCGATGTTGGATATACTCCGCCGGGCCGGATCAATGCCAATGCTACAACGTGGACGACGAAAACTTGGCCGATCTGGCAGCGCAGGCGCAGTTTTTGGAGGACTTCCGCACCCAGCGTGCAGCGAACCCGGCATTATACCGGCAGCTGCTCAATATGCTGGTGCCCGCCGCCGATGCTATGCCCATGCGCAACTATGCTGGTCTGCCGTTCTGACAGCCAGCCCCGGCAGCCCGCCGGGAGTATCACGAAATCCAGTATCACGAAAAGGAGCAACAACCATGAAGAACCAGGGCACCAGTGCCCGGAACCGGTGACAGAACGTCACCGGTTGACCGTGCCCCGCCTCGCCGACCTGGTATCTCTGCACGAAATCTTCTTGTCTTTTATTGCTTTTGTTTGCGTTTTGTTCTATCATGACAGTAACGAAACACGAAAAGGAGGTTTCCCGTTATGACTATGATTCCCGCATTCGGCCCATGGCCAGAGCGCCCCGCAGACGCTGACGAAGAAAAGCGCCTTGCCAGTGCCCAGCAGAGCAAGACCACCCCGACCAGCATTGACAAGGAGCACGAAACCGGTGTTTTTTACGGCTCCGGCAAAGACCCTTACCAGACCACCCTTGCAAGCTGCACCTGCAACGATTTTGTGCGCCGGAAAAAGCCTTGCAAGCACGTTTTCCGGCTGGCTATGGAACTTGGCATCATCGACGCGGCATACAAGACCGGGCGCAGCACCGGCGAACGAAACGAGGCACAGATCAGCTTTGCGGACAGCATCGAACTGGTTGAGCGGCTCTCTGATGCAGCACAGAACGAGATCAAGGAAATGCTGCGCTACACCAGCGAGCGCGTGGATGACCGGCAGAAGCCCGTAACCTGCCACGAACTGGATCTGATCCCAGAACTGCGTACCTCGCCGCTCCTGCACGAAAACCCTTACCCGCTGGAAGAAGTGCTGAACGATCTGCCAAAGCCCCTTGTTGTGCAGCTACTGGATCTTGTGCACCGGGAAGGCAAGCCGAAACGAAATGCAGCTAAAGCCGTAATGGCTGCATGGCTGGCGCAGAACGCGCCCATGCTGGCAAAAGAGCTGCCGCCTTGTGCGTCCTTCTCTTTCGTGGAGGTGTTCGACAAAGCCCAGCGCGACGTTTACAAGTACCTGCACCGCAAGTACGACATGGAAACAGACTGGTACACCGGCGCAGAGTATCCCGCCGGGGCTGTACCCGCGGCAGACGGGTCTACTTACTACTTCCCAGAGGACAGAGTTACCGATGCCCTCACGAAACGCGGTTTTAATCGCTGCCTGAATGGTTACATCCCGGAGTAAAGAATCTTACTTCACGAAATCTTACTTTTTGACCACGAAATTTGCAATTTATCTGCAAAAATCCGGTCTTAGCCACGAAAAGCAGCTTTTTAACCACGAAATTCACTTTTTTGTGATTGAATTGAACTTTTTCGTTATCAAAACTTCAACTCATTCACTAAAACGGCACGAAATGGAGCATATTCATGGACGAAATTGAATTTTTTGCCCCGTGGCGTTTGGTCGCTGCTTTTGCGGACGGCTCCCGCCTGCTGTTCGATGGTCTGACGGAAGAACAGGCCAGAGACGCAATGGAAGCCGCCCAGGAAGAGCACGGCGACATTGGTTACTGGAACCGGGTCACGGATCAGAACTATGAGGACGGCAGGTATTACAAGACCGTCCCGCCACCGCCCTGCATCAACATCGTGGACTACGACGGCTACACTGGGCCGCTGGACGAAAACGGCCTGCCGGTAGGTCTGGCTGAACAGATTGCCCAGGCCAACACAGAGGAAGGCCGTGATCCCAACGAGGCGCAGATCATCATCAAGCGCAACGCTCCGCCGGATGACCAGCCGCCACACGAAAAGTAAATCACGAAATTCAAAAAGCCCGCCGGGTCGATGACCTGACGGGCTTATAGTGTTGAAAGGATTCTGTTATGCAGGAAAAACGTCACGGAACTGCCCGTTTTGTCTTGAACAAAGAGGGGCAACTTGAACATCTTATTCAAATTGGCGGTTACGCATTGCACGTTATTGTCCAGCATCAACTATCGAATGATCGCATGATAGCATCAAAGATCAGCTGTGTTGCTTCCTTGTCCTTGAATCGAATTACATTTCCGCCGGGGGCAAACATACAAACGTATCCCTCTTTTTCCTTGGTGACTATCGGGCAAAAACTCCACTTGTAGCGCAGTTCATCCGTCAGTTCATCGTCAGTGCGATCATCCAAAGCAATCATGTGTGGCAAACCATCTGGAGCTTTCACGGCCTTTCTTCTTGTCCACTTTCTGGCCGCTCTTTCCTTGATGATTTTCTCAATGTAGTTTTTCAATTCAATCCTGATTCCCATTTCAGTCTCCTTTGTACAAAACCCGGTAGGTCAACTGCCCGCCGGGTTATTTCTATGCCTGTTTTCGGATTTTTGGGGTAGTCGTGTTTGTTTTTCTGCGGATGGTGGACACGATTTTGTGGAAGCGCCTGTGCATGAGGTTTCACAGGCCGCCTTGCCTATAAGATAATATCGCCCTCCGCCCAGGCATCCGCCCGGCAGCGTTCCTCGCGCACGTTTAACGCACGCGATAATAAAGCGCCGCACTCCGGGAGCCGTTCCAGACCGCTGCCCAGCTGTGCAAGAGCCACGTTCCGCAGGTACTTCAAGTGCTGCACACTGTACGGAACTTTCTGCTTCACTTCATGCCATTTTTTGTGGCTGATGTAGAACTCGGTCAAAATCATATTGTGGCCACTGTCCAGCCTGTTCATTTGTCCCTGGATGATACGCTGATCTCCCAGCAAAACCGCCCGCTGCTGTTCCAGCTGGCGCAGCCGTTCACCAATGCCCAGTTCTTCCATTTTGCACGCCATCATTGCGGTGCTATCTCCGTGAGATCCGCCGTGCGGCATCCCATCTGCACCCATGCCCCGCATAGGGTCTATTTCATCGTTCAGCGCGGCACACTGGCGGCGGATGATCTCAATCCGCTGCGGGATGTCTGCGTAATATTTCAAAATTGCCTCCGCCTCGTGTACCCTCACTGTTCAATCCTCCCGAAATTCAAAAATCTTTCTTGAAAAGGGGTTTGCCGAAAATGGGATCTTCTCCCTCCACGCGCTCCACCATGGCACCTACGCCGTAGATGTCCTCAATGACACGGCGTAGACGGTCATAAGCCACCTCTTCGCCATCCTTGCTCCATTCGAGGAACTGGGCATAGTTTGCCTTCGCTTCTTTCTTCACAGCCTCGATCTGTTCAGGCGTGTATCCCATTTCTTCCAGTGATTCCGCCATAAAGCGGATAATCATTTTTGCGGCATCGCGGCGCTCCGCCAGAATGCGCAACTTTTTTTCAGAGCCCACCAAATCACCCGCCGGGAGCCAGAACTCTTCCGGCATCAGGTGGGTGGTGCGCTCTCTTAACCGCTTCCGGGCTTCCGGTGTCCCGTACTTGTCGAGATCCAGAATGTACCGGGATGCAGCATTGTTCATTTTCAGGGTCAGGATAGTGGATTCTTTCTCGCCCCAGTCCCAGAGATCATGCGCCGCCGCAATGGTGCAATACGAGACCACTTGCCCGATTGCCTCACGGTTCAGCATGGTACGGCGCTTCGACTTGCTGATGTTGATCTGCTGGTTCACCGCATTCTGGATGCTCTGCCGGTAGAATGCCGGCATCCTTGCTCTGCTTTTTCCCATGATTGTTCCTTTCCCGCCTGTTCAGCCAGGCGCTTCCACTCTTTCGTTTCTGCTTTTGTGTCCGGTGTGATGATCTCGACAAAGCCCCAGCCTTTCGGTTTGGCTATGAGGTCAATAAAAAGCCTGCGGCGATAGATATAATCCCGCTGTGCTTTTCGGGTAAACTTCGACTTGATCTCGACCACATCCACCCGTCCGTCTGCATAGGTGAGCTTATAGTCCGCCGTATAATGCGCCGCCGGGAGTTTCACCGCGCAGTATTCTTCCTCCGGCAGCAGTGTCCACTTCGGGTGCGGTTCTGCTGACACGATTTTCCCGGACTGAATGCCGGGCAAGACGGTGCCGATGTAATACACATACTCTCCGTAGGAATCAAAAGTTTTGCTCAACCGCCCGGCAGCGCTTGCAGCCTCCGCCATTGGCTGCGCATGGGCACACTTTCCCCGTTGTCTGGCTGCTATCTGAGCCTCTGCCTGCGCACGGTAGCGCGGCGGCAGGTCATCCAGTTCCAGTCTGGCGCTCATGGCTGGTTCCTCCTGTTCTTCCGCCGGGTGTCCGGCTTCTTTTTCAATTTCACGATCAGGTGCTTGGTGTTGTTCCCCGTGATGTGCTGTTCGCACTCGCGCAGGGTATAACCGGGGTATTTTTTCTCCCAGTATTCACGATCATCTGGCAGGGCAAACGCTTCATCAAAGCGCTTGCGGCTCCATCTGGTATCATTCGGGCGCGGGGTTTTCGGCTTTTGTAGCCCTTGGCTCTGCCTCCAGCGCCGGATACGGGCGCGGGCTTTCGTCATGTAGGTCGTCAGGCGCTCAAAGCTGGAACAGGTCAGGTCGATAGGTTCAACTTTCACAAGCCCCATCGGCCGCCCGGTGCTGTCCCGCCACAAGTCCTTGATCTCCTGCCACGTCAGATTGCCTTGCAGGATCACATGATGGTGGTGTCTGCCGGTAACTTTCCCGTCCTCGTCCACCACGCTGTACTCTGCAACCTGCATCCACTTGGATGCTTCCCGCCCCGTCTTTTTGCAGAAGCGCTTCAGGCGTCGGGTAAAATTCGTCCAGTCCCGGTCTACCTGGTCAAAATCTCCAGGCGCTGGCTGGTGGTCGTGGTCGTATGTAAACGTGACTGCCCAGTCGCTTTCCCCGAAATTCGTATAGGCCAGCTGGCAGAAATACCGCCTTGCTATCATGTCGTTATACTTCTGCTGCGCAATGGAGGTCGCCAGTTCTCTTTTGCGGCGGGTGCTCGCGGTGTGTTCCTTGTCCGTTGTTTCAAAGAGATCCACTTCTGCATAATCGGATGTTCCGAGAATGTGTTTCTGCTCCCGAATGTACCATGCCCGCACCGTTCACTTTCTCCTTCCGCAAAGTTCTACTGGGATTTTCTTTTCTGTGGACCAAACACACACGGCTTCGCAGGACAAGGGGGATACAACGCCGGGCAGGTCTTTCTAAGTTTCCCATTCCGTCAAGCCCTACAGACCCGCCCTCGTTTTCTCCCCCTTGACCCCCGCTTTCCCCGGCGTGTTCTTCCGTGGTCGCTAGATTAAGTTACACATACAAGCCCCTTGCCGCCTCGTCAGGGCGGCAATTTTACGACGGGCTTGCTTAATTCTTGATTAGGAGCTTGATTAGTTTACTTCGTAGTCACCAATGCCGTTCTCTTCCGTTCTGGCTTCCCAGTACTCGCAGGTGTCCTCCGGGTCTGTCATGTCAGCGCAGTTCGGAGATTCACCGTTGAAGCAGATCCAGGTGTAGCCCTCGTGCCAGCGGCAGGTGCAGCAGGTTCTTTCATATTCCATGTTTTCACCACCAAAAGTCACAGAATCCCCGCACCGCATCTTCATCCACGAAAATTTCCATTACGAATACTTGTTCTCTGCCACAGCACTGGCACACTTTACCGGTAGTTCCGTATGGTTTCAAAATACATGGTACGGTAGGAATCCGTACTTGTCTGCCGCGGTTCAGTCCTTCGGACGGATATTCTTTTCCACAGAATTTGCAAACAGCCGTTTTCCCGACGCAAACGATCATACTATCATTTCCAGCTTCATAACCTCAAAATCTTCAAGGTTTGGGTGCCGTTTTTTGGCCGCGCGGCGTGCTGCCGTGTCGGCTTCTTCCTCGTTGTCCGCCTCGACTTCAAATTCTCCCAGACAAACCTCTCCGTAAGATTCGTAGGCTACAACCTCTGCTTTGTATTTCATTTCTCGTCAGTTTCCTTTCCAATATCTCGGAATAGAACTTCCTCGTTTTTCTTCCAGTCATAGATTTTGCACGGAATATCTGTCCCCGGCACGGTCTTTTTAAGCCCGTCCATCTGCAGGACGTTCTGCGAAATAATTTGTGCAATCAGTGCAGCATATCCAATATCCGGCGGAGACCCAAACATTTCCGTCCAATTTTCGGTGAACGTCAGATACAGATTAACTCTTGCGAGAAGCAAGCTGTCACCCTGGTACTCATATCCATATATCGATCCGTACGCGCCGATCATAAGCGTTTGTTGTTTGGACGGGTCCGTTTCATTTTTCCGAATTGCTTTCAACTTCCTGTCCAGAATGCCTACACGGTCTGAAATCGCAACGGGTTCTCCTGTAACCGGGTCGTATCTGCTTGTAAGGAACGGTGCCTCTCCGCAGGTGACTTCCAGGCACTTCGCAAATACAAATTGTTCCAGATTTCCCTTGTTTAACTCCCTCTCTGCGTGGTCTGCCATTTTGCTTACCACCCACAGCGGAGTGAACACCTCGCCCTTTTCTTTTGTGCGGTTCTTTTGTTCATCCGGCTTTTTCCACGCACGGGGAACCAGCGGGATTTTTTCAAGCTGTTCCATCGTGATTTCATCCATTGGTCCACAGCCCGCCTCTGGCGGCGGATTTGTTGCCCAGATAATATTTCTTTCGGCGGTGTAGTCGAATAACAAAATATTCATTACCATCCAGAACGTGGTGTCTGAAAAATCAATCATACTTTCCATTGGTCAGCCCTCACAAGGATTGTGTTTTCTTCTTTCAGCCAGTCTTTGATGCAATGGAAGCAACGCCCCCGGTTCTTGCATCGCTCTGGGTCGCGGTGCTTGATAAGGTCACAGATTCCCGGTGTCAGGTTTTCGGTAATATCTTCGTCCGTCATGGAACGGATGAAGTCGCCGTTATTTATTTTCCATTTCTCCTGCTCTTGTTGCGCTTTCCGCCGCCGGTCCGCTTCTCTTCCGGCTGGAATCAGGTTCAACTTGATGATTGGCTGTGGCTGATCCGAACGGTTCAGCGGTTTATCGAACGCCACATTCATCCGGTCGCCCTCCGGCTTGTCATGCCATGCCAGGGCGTGGCGAATGGCAAGCCATACCTGTTCTGCCCGGTACGGCACCCTCATTACGTCTGAGATCGGGGCAGGGAGAACGCATCTGCTGTACAGCCGTTCCATTTCTAACAGCATGGTATTTCTGCGATCAATCGCAACGTCAAAAGCATTTTTACGCTGTTCCTCGCTCTGAAACGCATTGTTTTCCGCGTCCGAGTAGAATTTTGCAAAGCACAAGCCTTCTGCCAGATCCCAGAACTGCCCCATGTGCAGCCGCAAGTACCACTCGCAGGCAGCCTGCACAGCCTCCGCCACCGGACGGCTCATGGTCAGCGTAACGGTTTCGACCTCTGCCGGTGCATCACTTTTCTTCTTCGCCATAGTGCGGCTCCTTCGCTCCCGGCCAGTTCCGGCGCTGGCTACGCTCAAACTTTCGTGCCATTGCCGCTACCTGAATAGCCTCCACGGCCAGGGCAACCGCCCGGTCGTATACGCCCTTCGTGGAGATCTGCGGATCGTTGGAGTAAACGCCCATCCACATTGCGTTCAGTTCCCGATGCAGCCCATCCATTTCCCGTGCAGCTTCCACGGCTTCTTCCTGGATCACAGCCACGCCCTCATGGTTACTTGCAAACATCCGAAACTTCCTGTTTGCTGCGGCCAGTTCGATTTTGACCAGCCGCTTCACATCATTCTTCACAGCGTCCATGTTATTCCTCCACAAAAACCACGTTAGCCCAGCTCGTTTTATACTTTTTCCCGTTGACCTTTACCGAAATAACCGGCCAGTCGCAAGACCAGGAGCCGCCTTCGTATGCGCCTTTGTCCAGCAACGTGCCATCCGGTGAATAGACATACACCGTCCTGGCCGGATATTCGTCTATCCCCATAGCTTTGTCAGTTTCGCATCCCGCCAGCGCTCCGCACAGTGCGGTGGCGCAGATTGTCAGCGCCAGTGTTTTCAGGGTCTTACGCATTTTCTTCGTCCTCCCGCTTGCTCAAATCCTCAACGTCCGCAACGTCCGCCGTTTTTGCCACCATATCGGCAAGTCCACGCAGTTCGGATTTTGCCAGCGGTTCCATCTTCACCGGGAGCACAGCGCCGCGCACCACCATGCCGTCTTTGATAACATAGTAGCGGCCGCCGCTCGCCATCTGTCGCAGACAGTATTTGAAATACCCGCTCTTGCGGATTTCATCCGCCACCGGCAGGATCTGCTTTGCATCCACAAAACCTACCGTCCTGTGGTTCGGATCAATCATCTGGATCAAATCGTTCCCACAGTACCGGATGCTGATTCTGCCGGTCACGCAGTCCACCTCACCGTCTGCCGTGTCATCCAGATTCATGCCATCAAAGCGCAGAGCGTCATCCGTACATTCAGCGCCGAACTGGATATCCGCCCACTCGCTCTTGCTGATACCCAGAAGTGTTGCTAACTCGCTTTCGTTCTGTGCCTTCGGGAATCCGGTCAACGGAAAGATTGCCGTTTTCGTGCCGATGTACAGTTCACATCCGGTGTCGCCGCGAAAGAGTGCCTTGTAGAGTTTGCAATACTCGTCAGCCTTGATAAGTTTTGCGATTGCCGCCAGTTTCATTTGTAACTCCCTTCATTTTCGATTACCTGAACCTCAAACGTCTTGTACTCTCGGTAGTGATCTCCTGCCATCTTTTTTGCCTTTTCAACGGCCAGCTCTGCGCTGGTTGCTGTGAGCCTATAAGGCAGCCACGCTGGCATACCACTTTCGCCGGTTGCTTTCAGCAGGATATAATACCTTTGCATTTGTGCGTCCTCCTTCCGATTTTGGGCAATCCCGGAGTTGAACCGGGTGCGGGCCTGTTCCCATGCTCATAAAAAAGACCGCCGCGGCGGGCGGCCTTTATAGTGGAGTGCACTATTCTGTTTTTAGAATCTCTTCTGCCTCCGCCTTGTGCTTCAGCACGCTATCCCTGCAAGCCGTGCCCTCGTCCCGGATCTTTCCCAGCGGGCACTTTGCACACGGCAGGAAGTTCTGCCGCATCTTTTTGCAGAGAACATTCCTTGCCGCCAGAATTTCCTTTCTCATCATGCGAACAGATACAGCCAGCAGTATTTAATCAGCGCAGCGGGCACAAAAAAATATTACCGCTGCCCACAGCGCCACGCCCAGTACAAACAGCAAGATTCCCAGTGTCTTTACAAGTCCTTCCATACCTTTCCTCCAATTACTCAAGTTCGTCTCCCCACGCATCCCATCCGGTTGCGTGTTGGCGGGCAAACAGTTCGATTCTCGGCACATCGCCCAGCAATTCCACAATACGCTGTCTGGCTTCATCCGGTTTTACGCTGTGCGCTTGTATAGGGGATTCGATTACTTGGTGCACTGTATGGCTTTTGACCAACGCTTTCGCCTTGAATCCCGGCGTCACTCCCAACAAGCAAACCTCTGCATTTGCACGAGTGTAAGCACCCATTCCATAAAAGTTTCCGCCCGACTTGTATTTTTTGATCCAGACGAATGCCGCTGTTTTGTATGTAAAGCCCCATGCGTCCATAACCTTCAGCGCATCTGGGATGGTTGGAAATGTCGCCCACATGAACAGCGCGCATCCCTGCCCCCCCCCCGCAAGCTGGCGAACGGGCAATGCGCAAATGTCCTCAACGGTCATTGTGTGGTAGTGCTGCGCTGCGTTCCCGCGGCTTTTTGGTCCAGTTCCATGCTGGCGGTAACTCCACGGCGGATCTGCGTAGATCACCGTATACTTCTTGTCCGGCAGTTTCATTTCTGATTCTCCTTTTCTGTTCTCACCGTTCTTCCCCCATCAGATTGTCCATGCTCAACTGCCCGCTTATGTTATCATCTTCCATCCACCAGCGAAAAGCATCCATGCCACTCTGCCAGTCACACTGCAAACCTTTTGCTTTTCTGATATTAAGCATTCGTTCAAATGCTGAGATGTACATTTTTTCGTAGGCGGGCCAGCGCATAAACTCACGCTGTCTGCCCCCCCTACCGGCCATAGGACAGCCGATGCAGCCAACGCGCTTCTTCCCTTCGCAATACAACGGATTGATAGGCAAGTGTTCGCTGCGCGTGTAGTCCCACACATCATCGTCAGACCAGTCCACGATCGGATTGACTGTCATCTTGCCCTTGATGCTGCACGTTTCAAAAAGCTGCCTTTTTTCATCATTGTCTCCCATAAGGATGATGCGCTTTTCCTTGTCACGATGGCTAAACTCCATCGTTCCACGGTTTTTCTTTCTGTTTGTTGATTCAGCCCAGCGAACGCCGGTAGCGATAAATCTATCGCGGCCAGTATTTTCTTTGAGAACGGTACAGCAATAGCGTACAAGTCTTGTCGGCGGCATCAGCTTTTGCGGAATCAATGTCCACATGGACACGGGTTTGTCCTTATAGCGTGGCATGACGATGGAGCATTTGATTCCCCGTTCTTCCATCGTCTTGAACTGCTCACGGATGAAATAGACCGTCTCCGGCGCATCTGCTGTGGTATGGCTGTTGACCACCTCAAAGTTGATTCCTGCACGTTCAGCCAGAGCCACAAGCACTTGTGAGTCCTTACCGCCAGAGTATGTGACCATTAACGGTTTCTTGTACCGATGCTCCGAAAGCCTTGCAGCGTCCTGCAGGCGGGCAATTGCCATTTGTTCTTTGTCCATTACTCTGCCTCCCGGACGATCCAAACCCTGTGCTGGCCGTATCCATCCCAGTTCAGTGCATCCTTATGGCTACCGGAAACGGCAACGTCCAGGCGCTTTCCCTTGACGCTGGCTCCGGTATCCTGAACGATTCTCACGCCCACATCTTCAATGTAGAGGACGGTCCCGAACGGGAAAACGTCCGGGTCTGCTGCAACCGTCACTCCGCCTTCGACCGGCGCACCGCTGGCGGTAATTCCCGTTCCAGTACCACAGATGTGCTCCCGCTTTTCGGTGCAATATGCTGTGCAGAGGAAGTCTCCTGCATCCTCTACCAGCAGCTTTCCGTCCAGCCGATCCCGCGCTTTCAGCGAATCCCGCAGGGTATCTGCATACCCCGCAATTTCTTTCGACGTGCCCTCCCAGTCCTCATACCGGGACTTGTAGATATCTCGCTGGCATTCCAGATCGTTGATTCTGTGGTAAAGCGCATTCGTCTGTACGCCAGCGATCAGGACTACCACCAGAGCAATTTTTCCTACATCAATTTTCATGTTCGTTCCTTTCCGGGAAGTGCTTCTTCGTAACGGCGATTGGAAACTCTTCGATTTCCGATGCCCACCTGGCGGTTCCAGTTCCGTATGTAGTCTCCCATACCAGCGGGAATCCGCCGATGCCGTCAAACAGGCTTCCCAGCTTTGCGCCATCTCCCATGTATGATTTCATCTTCTGTGTGATCCAGAACCACTGCGGCAATGCGATGCTGTTTCCCAGTGCCTTGTATCGTGGGCTATCCGCAGGCTTGTGCTTTTTGCCCTTGGTATCCACCCACTCTCCGATATCTGTCCAGCCGTCCGGGTAGCCCTGCAGGCGTTCACACTCTGTCGGTGTCAGCCTGCGAACGATCCATCTTGTTCTTTGCCCGGCAAGCACTGCCTGCTGGTTCCCACCGGCTGTTCCTCTGGACGGAAGTGCAGGAAACGCACCATCTTCGCCGTATACCCGCCGCGCCTGCGTGTCCCATGGATTCAGGCAGCCGGAGTATTCGATTACCACGGCCTGCGCATCGTGCATGGTGTCCAGCGTCCCGGATTTCTCCTTGCTGGCATAGGCATGAGCCTGTCCGTTTCCGATTCCGTAGCTTGTGACCTGTCCCGGCACGGCTACGAGTGGCGTATTTCCCCCACCTGTTCCCCAACGGTCGTAGCCCGTTGGGGAACAGGTGGGGGCTTCCTTGTACCGTGCGTCCTGCGCATGGTTTTCAAAAACAACAGGCCTGTCCGCCGGGTGGTCCGTAATCATCGGAATATACCCGCCGCCCATGCCCATGCTCGCCGGAAGTGTCGGGCAGATTCCGTTTTGTGTGACCGTTGCATGAACCTGATTGCTTTCCAGAACCATCGGTTGGACTGGCATTTCTTCATCACTGATTCTAATTACTGCAGCTGGCGGGTGTGCCGTCGCTGCTAACGGATGGCACGGGTCACCCCATTGTGGATTGGATTTATTTACCTTGCTTGTTATTTGGGTCGTATCGAACGGAAGGGCATCATCAATGCAGATATTTTGATTTTGTAATGCGTACGCTACCGCGTGGCGGTCTACCGTGTTCACCGTAAAGGTTCCGCTTTCTCTTACGCCTGTCCCGTTCTGGTTTGTTTTCCGGTCAACCGTATTCCCGCTGATGCAGTATGTCGGTTCCTGGATCGGTTGGAAGAGCGTTTGGTCTTGGAGCGTCGATAGCGTCCCAGTTTTCTCCGTTTGTACCAGTGCGCCCTTGCCGCCGCCCGCGCATCCCGAACGTATTTTCAAGGTATAGGCTGTGTTCCTCCCCCCCTCTGCCACCACTCGATCATTTCCAGTAGGGCAGTTTGCAGTAAGTCCGGCAGCTTCTTTCCACGCCGGGATGCACGGGTCAGGATGCCTTGACAGGCTCGTGCGCTCAAATAATATTTCTCCGGCGCGTTGACCTCCAAGGTCGAGGATAAGAGCGATACGCTTTCTGCGCTGGGCCACTCCGAAATATTGACTGTCCAGCTGTCTCCACGCCAAAGACCATCCGTTTCCAGCGATTGCTCCAGCTTTGCTCCATCTGCCCCCCCCCTCGGAGGTCCAGGAATAACAGCGTTTGGTTGCTCCACGCGGGCAAGTTCTTCCAGAACTGCCCGGAAGTCCTCTCCGTTGTTGCTGGAAAAGGCTCCGGGTACGTTTTCCCAAATAGCGAAAGTTGGATACAGTCCATTTGTGCTTGACCTCATTTCCTTTATGATCCGAACCGCCTCCATGAAAAGTCCAGATCGTTCTCCTGCAAGTCCCGCCCTGCGCCCAGCAATGGACAAGTCTTGACAGGGGCTTCCGAATGTGATGCAGTCCACCGGCTCCACTTTATCGCCGTGGATCTTTGTTATGTCGCCCAGATGAATCATATTGACCTCTTTTCTTTTTGCACGGACGGCCAGCATCGAACTGGCTCACCTGTTCATGGGGGATTATCAGAAGCAGGTGCATCCTCTATGCGTCCGCATATCAAGCCCGCCCGGTAAAGAGAGCGCCGGGCGGGGCGGCTGCGGCAACAGCCTACCGCTTTTGTCCTGAGCGGATTGAACAGAGCATTTCTGCGCTCATGCTGCGGCGCACCCATTCCCGTCAACTCCATGCGGGTGCGTCTTTCGCGGAAATGGCAGCCCGGTCTTTCACCGGGCTTGAACGGAAAGGAGGACGCTGCTGTACAGCACCATTCCGCTATGCCGGGCAACCGGTTTCAAAGTTTCCCGGCTTTCATGGAAAACAACCAAGGCGCAGATGGAGTCCGACCCCATTCGCAGCACTTCCGCCTATAAGAAGTGCTCTGCGCCATATAAAAAGCAGCCCCGCTTCTGCGGTGCAGGGCTGCTTATCTTACGCCAGAGAAGAACTATGCTTTGTATCAGCAGCATCGTTTTTCTCATAGTGTTCGCATTCAGTGTTGTACCCGTTGCACGGTGCGCACCGAGCATCTGTGATTTTGAACGTGCGCTTGCACTGTTCTACGTCGCCCTTCTTTGCACCCCTGTGCGGGGCAATTCTGGTATGTACACTCCTTGCCAAACTCTTGACCTTCCTTGCTTTATGTAGGTAGCTGCACCGCCCAAGCGGGGAGGGGTTGCGGCGTTTGTCCTGCACCACTTCCCAGCGCTCCGGCGGATTGAAGTTTTTCCTTTGCTTTGCCCAGATTTTGAAGCTGCTGAAGCTGCTTTCCCATGTTCCTAGTATTTCATCTGCCCACTTGAGCATTTCTTTTACGGCTTCCGGTAATTCAAACTTTCCATCCCATGGAGGTTCCTGTACTTCTTCAACATCCGGCATTGTCGCCGGTACTTCTATTCGCTCACCGTTCGGAAGGTCCATGTAGGCAGTGCACCCGTTCACTCTCCTACCTCCATGATGTGCGTTGCAATCATGTCAGCCATGTGCAGACACAGGACTTCCGGGTATCTGTCGTATACCTTGCTAAGAGTGTCCCAGTCCCGTTCCCCGGTATAGGCACCCATGTGCCACCGGATTGCCAGAACTTCCTTGTCCGTCAGGTGGATCCAGTTCTGAATGTTGATTACGGACGCTTCACCATGCCCCAGCAAATCCGTATCTCTATACTGATAGCTTCCATCCGGTTTCTGGATGTAATTTCCGGCTTTGCAAACGTCGTGGAGCAGGGCTGCAGTCAGGACTGCGTTCTTATCGCACCTCGCAAACTGCGGCATATTCTCGCACAGGTCCAGTGCAGCCCTTGCTACGTTGAGCGAGTGCAGCAACAGGCCACCGGGGACGTTCAGGTGATGCTTTGCGCTGGCGGGCGAGTTGTAGAAGTCCGTTTCTTCCAGGACGATCATCAATGCCATGCCGCCCGATCTGCCTTCAATGGCCTTCGTCAGCAGCCTCTTGTACTCTTCTTTCAGAAGTTTCTTGTCCATGGTCGTTCTCCCTTACGCCTTCTGCATGGCATCCTGGGCGGCATCTGTGGCTACGCTCTTGTCGGTGGCTGTGGCGTTGTCTACCTCCTTGTCTTTCCACGCCTCTGCCTGCGCCATCGGGAGAGCAAACGCAACTTCTGCCAGCTGCAGCTTTGCATCATCCCAGCTGTCCGTGCCCAGTGCGATGGTCTGTGCTATCACGCCGATTGCCAGATTCTGCAGGGTAGTGGTTTCGCCGTTCAGACACATATCCACATGATCCTCGTTATTCAGTACCACTTCGATCTTTGCCTTGTAATCTTCTCCCATGTTGTTTGTCCTTTCTGTACTGCGTGAATATTCGGTCAATGGTGGTACATTCCGGGGTTAGCACCGGACGGAAGGGAATGCACCCCCTCCTGCACTGGCTGTACCATATCAAAAGAGCGGCGTCGGACAAATGATGCCGCTCCTCCTGCCCATGCGGACCGCCCTGCCGTGTTCTTTCTGCCCCCAGCAGGTAAGGCCCCGGCCTTGCGGTAGCCGGGCGGCTTCCCCTCGTAGTTCAGCCGCATGGTGGGCGGGTAGGTCTGCCCATGCCTTCCCGGTTCTGTCAGTCCCAGTCCCGGACTTCGTTGTTCCAGTCGTAAGCCTTGTTCACCATCGTGTCCAGCAGCACCGGCACCGCCCATGCAACGGCAACAAGATCCGGGTCGTAATTGATTTTGAAGATCCAGCAAACGCCCCAGATCAGGGTTGAGAAAATGCCGTACAGTATGCCGAACACCAGCAGGCTTTCGCCCAGGTGCAGCGCATCGCGGCGGAATCGCCGCCAGTTGAACGTCTTATTGAAGCTGTTGATTCCCCGGTGGAGTTTTTCAAGCATCATTTTGTCCTCTCTTTGCATTTAGCCTTTCCTGTAGTACAATGAGCACGGAAAGGAGGTGATTTCTTTGAAGCGTTCTGAATATAACCAGATTGTCCTTGCCATTGTCGAAAAGACAGAATCCGAATTGAACAAAGGAGTAAAGGAAGCATACCGATCCGGCGGTCAAAGTTCCGCCCTTGCCTATCTCGCAACTTCGATTCCTGACACCGTTGCTCACATGGTTTCCGACATCCTCAAGCAAAGTGGGGTTCTTCATTTTGAGGATGATGGCTCTCCAGATAGTGAGTAAATTCTCGCATCTGCTCTTCTGACAGCGCTTCCTTATTGGGGACGTTGAACGGTTGCGGCCTTTGCAGTTCCAGCGCAAAGACCGCAATTTCTTTTGCCTCGCCAGTGATTTCAATTTTCATTTTTCGTTTCGCCTCCCTCCATGTGAAACAGGCTGGTTTGACTTGTATACTCTGCAAATCGTTCTTCTTCCAGTTGGAAATAGAACGGGTCAATTTCAAAGCCGATAAAATCAAGTCCCGCTTCATAGGCTGCTATGCGGCTGCTTCCGCTTCCAAGGTGAGTATCAAGAATCTTTTGCCCCGGCTCTGCATAGTTTTTGAATATCCAGTCGTACAAGACAACCGGCTTCTGGGTCGGGTGGATTCTCTTTTCGTTCAGGGATTTGTTTCCCTGCATGGTGCCGCCTTCCGCAATACTCTTTCCTTGCATCATGCCGGACCACATATAGCGGAACAATCGCACCGATGTAAATAAATCGGTCGCCGCTATCTCGCAGTCTGAAAAGCTGGAACTTCCATTGCACTTGTCCCACACGATCCGCCCGGTTGCAAACTTATAATCAAAGTAGTTGCAGCCCCACACGATGTAGTGTCTGGAAACGCGGAGCAGTTCTCTGAAATACTCCGGTCCCGGCCTGATCCATGCCGGTGAAATCGGATAGTCCCGGTGTACGCCTATCTTGCTTACCTTGGAGCCGTAAAAGCCCCGACGCTCTGGACCAGAGAAGTACGGAGGATCTACAACGGCCAGATCAAAATAATTGTCCGGGAACAGTTCCATTGCCGGAACGCAGTCCACGTTGTAGCAATGGTTCAGCTTGAATACTTCTCCCATCCTTTTTACTCCGCCGGGCGGTCAGCCCAATACCTGAGCTGCTGCTTCTTGTTGTACAAACGCTGCTGTCCCAGCGCTGCGCTGTACCCGGCGCGGCCATTGGCGTCCATCTTGCCAGTGTCGCCGCGCTTTAACTCTTTATATATTGTCGAGTAATTGAATCGCATCGCCCTTGCGATCCCCGCCACGCTCTGCCCGGCATTGTACCGGGCTTCCAGCGTCTTGCGGTCATCTTGGGTCATGTGCTTTGCCATGTCCTGCTTTTTCCTCGCTTTCCCTAAAAATGCGCAAAAAAATAACGCAAGAGAAGTCGCTAAGATTTCTCTTGCGTTTTCTCTTGCGTTTATTTTACAAATTCAGCGAAAATACGCCACTTTCGGCGGGTTGCAAGAAAAGGCGATGAAAACTTTGGCAAA